TTAAAGTGTAATGCGGGAAAGCCAGGAGGCCACAAATACTTCCTGCGTAGGGCTATTTTCGGCCAGGGTCAGATAGAAGCTGCCACGTTTGATGGCAAAGGCTTTGCGGAGCAGGGCCGGAGTAGGGTGGGCATTCAGCACGGCCACCGTAGCCGGGCCAATCTTCCCGTCCACTACCAGGTTGGTGCCGGAGTTGCGGTTGGTCACATTCGCCGCCTGCTGTAGCAGCGTAGCCGACCGACCGGGTCCGGCATTCACGCCGAAGTCATACACTGCGTTGGCCAGCAGCTGATCTGTTATACTATCCAGTTTCAGCACATCCCAGAACTGAACCTTGTAGAAGTTGGCCGCCAAAGCTTTAAGCTGTGTGCTGTTGTTGGCTGTGCCGGGGAAGCCCACCTGCTTTTTCAGCGTGTCTACAATCTGCCAGCCAGGCCAGTTAGGATGGAACCGGCGGGCAATCCCCAGATGGGTTTCGCCGCCCCGGTCGGCGGGGTTGTTGGCGTAGCCGCCTTCATTCTTGGCGGTAATAGCGTGGGCAATCTTGAAATCAGCCATATCAGTAGACTTTAGGTGCTGGTTGTTCAGCCTCCGGAGTAGTTCCGACGTTCAGGTTTTCCGCATCTACCTTGGCATTCACAGTGGTAGCCGGCTTGATCTTGCTGGCCAGCTGCACCGCACCCCCGATACCGAACAGGATGAAGCTGCACTCGAAGCAGTGGGAGAGGGCATCGTTATCGATGCGGTCAGCGGCCCGCATAAACAGGCCGAACAGCGCCACCACCCAGGCCAGAATCTGACGGGAGGATAGCACACCCTCGCTTTCCCAGATGCTGAGCACGCGCTTTGGCGTCAGCTCTTTGCGCAGCCACAGCCAGAGCAGCAACGCAACCAGCAGCCGCACCGCGTAGAGAAAGAAGGTATCGGGTAGGGTAGGTAGGTTGATGCTCATGGGAATACCAGGCTTTTAAGGAGTAGGATTGCTTTCCACAGCAGGCCCCGGCCGGCCACTACCACAGCCAGCCAGAACTGCCAGAACTGCCAGAATTTGCTATCGAGGTAGACCAGCCGCTCGTGTATGTTCTCTGTGACGTGGGAGGGGTATTCCACCCGTTGCGGCGCTTCGACGATGGAGAATCCATACTTGCCGTTGTTGCCCCGCTCTATCTTGAAGGTGATACCGTAGGCGGGGAATTTGACCAGCGTATCCGGCAGGCAGGCCCGGGCGTTGAAGGCCTGCAGCACTTTGGCCCGGAGTCGAGCAACTTCGGCTCGCAGCTCACTGTCCGCTTTTTCCGATTGGACCAGCAGCTGCAGCGCCTGCAAAAGAGAATCCCGTTCGATTCGGTTGCGGGCGGTATCTGCCTGCACCGGCACTTCGACGTACACCGTTTTGCCGGGTATCTCTTTTGTTTCGGTCCGGGTGATAGTGCGGGTAATGGCCCGGCCGGGGTATTTGCGCAGCAGCTGATCCAGCACGTCCAGTTCCACCCCTGGGGCGTAGCGGCCGGTGCTGGTGTCCGGAGGCACCACCGGCTGCTGCTTGAGGTCCTTCAAATACTTGTTCCACTGCCGAAGCCGGCGCGTTTCAGGTGAGCAGCTGCCGAGCACCAGCAGGAAGGCAAAGAAGAGAATGAGTCGTTGCATGGCAGGTGTTGGTTAGTTGGGCGCGGGTACTTTTTCCATCCGGGTCAGTATGTTTTCCATTTCAGCCAGTTTGGCGGCGCGGGCCTGCTCGTAGGAGGCGAGCCGGGCGGCCTGTTCCGCTTCCCGCTTGGCTTTGTCGGTCTGGTAGTCGGCGCGAAGCGCGTTCAGGTCGGTGCGGAGCGTCTCGATCTTGTCGGCGTTGGCCGATACTTTGCCTTCCAGGGCTCCGTATTTGTAGGAGAAGGTGGCCAGTGAGCCGATAACGCCTGCCAGCAGACTCAACAGCGGCATAATCCACGGCGGAAAAGAGGGTTTTTGTTCAGCGGGCATGGATGTTCGGCGGCGGAATAAGCTGATATTATTGTATGTAAAATACATACAATAAGTTGAGTAAAACAAAAAGCCCCGCCAGGTGGGGCGGGGCTTTTTGTTTTACTTGATCAACTTCTCTTCGTGCCACTCATCCCGCACGACCTGAATATCGCGGTGTAAGCGGTCGATTAAGGTTGCCACCCCAGGGGCGGATACTGCTTCGCTATGAGAAGTGGACGCATTGAAGTGCTGATGCACCAGGGCGATACTGCGAAACGCTGTATTCAGTTGGCAGGTGATTTCTTCTTGAGTCATGAGTTGAGCAATAAACTACTGCCAAGCTATCGTGTCACCTCGACAGTATCCATAACTTTCGGTAAGTGCGCCTAACTAGCGGATAAATCCACCGGATTAGCCGCTGCAATCCAGATATCTTCAATGCGGCAGCCGCGCCAGAACCAGGCCAGCGACTGGTAAATAGTCTTTTGCTCGGCCCGGTACCGCTCAGTGCTCAGGATAACGTCCTGCGCCCGGGTAGCTCCCTCCAGCACCAGGATGGTGCGGGTCTGCTCGAAGATGAGGCGCAGGTACTTGCCGGTCTGGGCGCGGGTATCGAAAGCCGGGTTGTCCTGCGGGCTGTACAGGTTGGCCCCGAACTGATCCACGCCGTTGTTGCCGGTGCTCACCTTCACGTAGCTGCCAAAGTGAATGTCTGGCAATTCGTTGTCGTAGTTCGGCACCCCGGCCCGGCCGCCGAATATGTAGTTATTTACCCCACCGTTCGCCTTTGCTCCGTTCAGGGCGGCTTCCGTTACCTCGGCCACATCCACCAGCTTCCAGCGAAAGTAGCCTACCACGGCATGCGTGGTATCGTTGCCAATGGCATAGCGTGCCTTGGCGAAACGGGCTACGTCATCAATGCCGCCGGTAGCTGTGAGCGTGTTGGTATTCGACACGGTGATGCCTTGCGTCTGGGTAAACTCCTGCTTCCGTAGCGTCAGATACGGATAGTCCGGATCGGCATTGGAAACCGGCGGCGTAGTGCCCCCGCCACCAGTGGCCGCGCAAACCGCATTAGCTGCGGCCAGGGCTTTGCTATTAGCATCAGCCAAATCAACAAACGAGTACGCCTGCCGCACCGCTCCGCAGCTCGCCGTTTTTGGGGCTGATACATAGGCTTTCTGAATGGACTCACCCAGCCAGAGGCTTACAATCTGTTTCGCCTCCACCATAGCAGAGTAGAAATCGTCATGGTGCTCGTCCTGCCGATTGTAGCCGGCCGCATCATACGTTTTCAGCACCAGCTTCGCGCTGGGGTAGTTCTGCACCAGCGAGGCAATGTTGGCCCGCGCCTGGGAAAGACTGGCCCCCGCCACCGTTTGCGAGGCTACGAGGCGGAATACGACCATCGAGCCAGCGGGAATGTGCCCGCCATCTACCAGCGCATTCAGGATGAGTGTCCAGTCTGTTTCCCAGCTGGCCAGGTTACCATCCGTTTCGCCCTGACGGATAACGCCGCGCACTGTGGCCGCCGTCCACGGAATACCACGCGCCGTGAAGTCAGCCTTCAGGGTGGCCAGGCTGCGCACCAGAATATTGAAGACGTTGTTCGTGTCGGAGTTATTGGCATCCGGACGGAACGTCGAACTGGGCTGACCATCAGCATAGGAAATAGCCCCGCCGAAGTGGCCGGAGCTGCGCTGTTGCAGCTCCCAGGCCAGGGGGGTAACGCCACCTACCTGCGTTAGAGCAGGGTTACCAGCCTGTAACGGGTAATAGCCTCGGTCATTCACGCCGAGCTGAATGGGCATCATGCCGCCGTTTACAATGGCGACCTCTGAGCGGGTCAGCGGGTCAGAGATGCCCGGAAACTCGGCCAACTGCCCGGTTGGCATGGTGCTTTGCAAGGCCTGCTTGGAGCCGTTGCTTTGGCTGTAGCTCCAGAAAGCGATGGACTGCGTGCCCGGGGCTACCGGTGCCACCGGCGTAGCACTGGCTACCGTGCCCGCCGCGTTCCAGCCGACCGAGTTGTGGGCCTGCGCCCGGAACTGGTAAGCCGTGCCGTTGGTGAGGCCGGTGTAGGTATAGCTCAGGCTATTTGTCGTACCGTGGGTGAGCCAGTTGGTTGAGCCCTGAGCCCGGTACTGGTAGCGGTAGTTGTCTATTGAGGCCCCACCGCTGGCCGGGGCCTCAATCACCGCCGATACCTGCGCATTGCCGGGCGTCAGGTCGATTTGCGTCACATCGGCCGGCACCGTGGGCACAGGCGTAGTGCCGGCATCGACTACCGTAACCGGGCCGGGCCACGTTGCTGTAATGGCTGGATTTGAGCCCACCAGCCGGGCCATCAGATTCGAGTAGGTACCGGCCGGAACGCCAGTAAAGATGATTTGAAACGAACCATCCGGCTGCGTGATGCCCGTTTGCCATGCCCCGGTTGCTGGGTTCTGAAATTCAATGGCCCGGGTGGTGTTGGCCCGGACAGCGCTCATTTTTATTGTGTTGGCCATGACGCTAAGAAGCGGTTACAGTGAAAGAGGGAATGGCATCAGAGCCTTGCACATCCAGGAAAGTGATGGAGCCAGCATCCGCTACAGGACCAGTGAAAGCCACGGTATTACTTACTGGGGTACCAGCCGGCCGGCTACCGCTGGCTACCACGCGGCTGCGAACGGTGCCAACTGCGTGCGGCCCGGTTATGCCCGGGAAATACACCCGCCCGTTCTGCACATAGGCATCGGTCCGGACCGAGTAGCCGGCCGCTTCCGCCGATTTTTCCAGTTCATAATCGGAGGCCGATGGAAACCCTGTCACCAGCGAATGCGAGAAGATGTTGCTTACATCATCCGTTTGCGGATTGCGCGGGGCTTCCGGAGCGGGCTGGGACGTAGCCGAAATCAGCAGCTTCCCATTCACCACCGACAGCGTAATACCAGGACCCTGCTGGGTGATGGAGGCCAGAATGGCGGCTGTCAGTGCTTGGCCACCGCCAGTCAGCGCAGTATCCGTGTCGCTGGTTAAATCGTACGTTACGTCCGTAACCGAGCCGTTCGATTCCAGCCGGGTGCCGATGGCAGCCAACTGCGTGCGGCTTACCGCTGCTACAACGACCGGCAGCTTCCCCACGCCCCGGCCGGTCACCTGGTACTGAGTGCCCGGCACGAGCTTGCCGGCTCCGGCCGCCGCCAGCAGGTCGGTGCGCGAAGCCGCTACCTGGAGCACGGCAGCCTGTGAGCCACTGGCTGCTGGTAGCTGCGACTGCTCAATGCGAAATTCGTTCTGCAGCGACGGCACACTGATGATGAACAGCGTGTCATCCGGTAGCGGTGTACCCAGCGGCCACGGGTCGAGCCCATCCAAATACTGATTGGCCATGGTGTTAATGGAGTTTAAGGAAGCCGCCTTGACGCAGCACGAATAGGTTGTCATCTGTGGCAGGCAGCCCGCCATTGTCTGTGCCGTTACCAGTACCGAAGCCTTCCAGCAATTCCAGCGTTACCGAGCCCGCCGACAGCGGAAACGTGCGCAGCTCCGTGCCCTCATAGCCGTCCGGGGCCAGCACGGCCCGGCCCTGTACCCGGACATCATCCAGGCGGAAAACCAATGTGAGCTGCTCATGCAGCCAGTCCGGTAGCCCGGCCGTTTCCAGCACCAGCTGCCGGTGCATAGTGGAGGAAAGCAGCGTCGGCACCCCGCTGCTGGAGCGGTGCACCGTGGCGTCGCCGGCCGGCTTGCGGCGGAAGAACGTACCCGGCACCCGCAAGCGGCCGGCCATGCCCGATGTCCAGACCATGCCGTAGGCGTTGTCGCGGTTGCGATAATCAACTACCACCGTGTTTTCGTGCTCGGTTGCCAAGTGCAACGGCTCCGAGACGGCTACCACGTCGGCTTCGGTAGCATCGGTGCCGCGCAGCTTTACTTGGTAGTCGCCAGCGGTGAGGCCGGCCAGGTTCAGTGTGGTTTCCCAGACGTTGAAATCCACGATGTCCAGCTGCCAACGGGCGGCTACGTCACCGGCCACCGGCTGCCAGGGTCGGTTGAGCACCAATACTTGTTCGCCTTCCTCTGTGTAGGCCACTTCCCGCACGCGGTAGGTGCCGGTAGTACCTTCACTTAGCATCAGGCGAGCGGCCCGGCGCAACGATACCGGTAGGCCACCGGCCTCCGATACCAGGTAGGTGAGCCCCCCGGTCCACTCGCGCAACGATACTGGCAACGGGTCTGATAAGCCGGTCAGGCGCTGCACCAGCGCCAGCGGCTGGGTACGCACCAGCAGCCCGGTCTGGTGCTGGTAGATTTCAGCCTGCACGCTGGTAAAGTCGGTCTGCACCTGCAGGCGCAGCACGTCGCAGAACTGTACTTTCTGCCGGAACCGCGGCCGCATCTGCTGCCCGGGCCGGGATTGGTGGCAGAACAGCACGTTGTCCAGCGTCTCAAACACCGCGCAGTTATCGGTGGCCTGCTCAAGCACGAAGCGCAGCGGGTTCAGGCGGGGCACCCGGAACACCGGACGGCGTACTGGCGGGGCGTAGGTGCAGCTACCATCTTCGTAGCGGGCGTTCGGGTTGAAGTTGTTAGCGGTCCGGTCGGTGCAGCCGCCGACAACGGCTGCTACCAGCCGGAATTCCTGCTCCAGTACCTGCGCAACTGGTACGGAACTGTCGGTGACGCGTGCCAGGTAGGTGGCCGGCGCGGTAAGGCCGGATACTTCCACCCATCCGTCTCCATTCAACTGCCCGGTACGCGCCGGGCCGGGGCCGATAATTTCGTAATTCAGGGGCGCGGTACCGCCTTTCGTGTCGAGCTGCACCCGGCCGGTGGTCTGGCCAGGGGCGGGCGAAAATGGCGTTACCCGCTCCCAGGCCAGCGCCCCGAAGCCGCACTCGGTGGAGTTCGGCGTGTCCTGTGGGGTGATGAGGCCGCCGCCCACGTGGATATAGGCGCGGCGGGTGGTGCCGAAGCATTCTGCATGAATTTCACCCAGCACCTCCACATCTTCCGGAATCGGCTCGGTGCTACCCTGCCCGGTGTAGCGGGAATAGCGCGGGTTCTGGCTGCCGTCGCGGTACAGCACGGTGCGGGCCACGGTGTCAAAATCCCACGTCTCCACCAAGTAGAGTTCAGAGGAAATTTGCGGGTCCGGGTCCTGTACGACCTGCTCAAACGTGTAAGCTGTTCGGTAGCGTTTGTAGGCCATGTCAGAGGGAGAGCGTGTGGCAGCGCAGCAGGGTAAAATCCGCCTGCTCGCGGCTAAGCGAGTGTTTGAAATCCATAATCCAGCCTTCCTGCCACTGCCCGCGCTCATCCTGGAACCGGATGCGGCCCCGTGGATTGGCCAGCACGGCCGCCGCCTGGGTGCGGGTGCACGGTGCGGTAAACTCCCAGGACTGAGCACGCCACAGCGGCGCGCCCAACTCGGCTACCGGAATGTCGGCCCCTTCCACCACGGCCGTTTCGCCAGGCAGGCGGGTGCTCAGGGCGTTGTTGCCTTCGCCAAAGCTGAAGCGCAGCCGGCGACCCTGCTGGAAACGCAGGCCTGCCGCCAGGGCCGGCCCGTGGCGCCACAGCATGCGAGCGGGGGAGAGGCGCAGGTTGTAGGCGGTATCCGGCGAGTACAGGCCCGATACCTCGGCAAACAGTTGGTTGCGTTCGGTCTGAAACCCGCCTAGCGGGGCCCGCAGCAGGCAGATGAGGAAGTTTTCGTTATCGGCCCGGTCGTCGGTGGTAGCGGTGGCGTCGTAGCGCTGCCGGCGGGTGCTTTCCAGGTAGAAGCCGGCTGTGATGTAGCCGCCCACGGCATCGTAGGTGGCATCGGGCTGCACCAGGGGCAGGGCCCATTCGCGGGTCGCGTTGAACTCATCCAGTCCGTTCAGGCTCTGGGTTTGCCACTTCTGCCAGCCGGCTTTGGCTGTGATGTAAGTGCGGTCCGGCTGCTCTTTCAGCAGCAGGTTGCTGGTGAGCGTGCCGGCGGTATCGGGCAGGTAGTCCTGCACCGGGGCGGCCAGCGTCAGAACAACTTCATCCGCATAGAAATAGCTGGCCTGCTCTACCCGCACTACCTCGGTCCCGTCGGGCAGCCGTTCCGTGCCGTAGCCCAGCCAGTGGGCGGCGTGCAGCGAATCGAACAGGTCTTTCCAGGTGGCATACACTGATTTGAGCAAGAGCGGAAACCCGCGCACCTGGAAGCCGCCGGTGACCATGGTCAGGCTGCCCGGGCCGTCGGCGGGGTAAGCCGGCCGGGTATCGGTGCGGCCGTAGAACGCGCTGCGCAGCGCCACCGGCTGATCGGTCAGGGCCTGCGCGAGCCGGTCCAGCGCCTCATACACCAGCAGTCCGGCCGCTGGAGTAGGGTCGGTCTGCGTGTCGGCGCTCATCTTGAAGTAGGAGCCGGCCTGCATTTCCAGGAGCACCGTGAAGTTGTAGGGGCCGATGGCCGGGCCGCTGATGTCGTACACGTGCAGGCGGCCATACAGGTAGATCCGGTCGCCGATGTTCAGGTTACGCGTGAGGCGGTAGGCGGCGGTCAGTTGCTTGCGGTACTCGCCGGCAATGCCCGAATCCTGGAAGGAGAACAGCTCGACCGGCGGCTCATCGTTGATGCGGAAATACACCTTGCCATCCGCCTTGTCGAAGTCGCCGCGGCCGTTCTGCCGCTGAATCCGCAGCAGGCACAGGATGGTAAAATCGATACTGAACAGCCCTCGCTCTTTGGTGGTATACACCGGCACTTCCGGATTGCTGTTGCCAGTGGGCATGGTGACGGTGCCGCCGCCCACTTCCTGCACCCCGAACTCATCCACGGCCGCCGGCCCGAAGCCGAAATACATGCTTTTAAAACGGCTTTCGCCATCGGTCACATAGTCCGGGAAAGCCGGCGGCGGGTCAGCCGGTGTTACCACTTCGTAGCGCTGGCTGATAGCTTTACTATGTAGCTCTACCGTGGTAGGCGCAAACGCGGGCAGCGCGTTACCGCTTACTGACTCGCGACCCAATAGGTCCACGGTGGTATCCAACCGGTTCAGGAACTTGATGGTGAAGCCCGTTTTTTCCGCGGTGCACCGGAACTCGGTAGCAGTCTGCGTTGCATTGCTCAGGTCCAGCGGGCCCTGGTAGTAGGTTTCCCAGTAGAACGTGTTGGAATCGTATACCTCAACCAGCAGGGAGGCGCTGGCTTCCACGCCGGCCACGTCCAGCAGCTGCGCCAGGTAGGCGCGCCCCTCTTTCACGAAACCCAGTTCCACGGTGTATTCCGTGGTCATGCCGTGGTACTTGCTGTCGCGGTGCAACTGTACGCCCATATCCTCCCAGCCGATAGGGTCCACGCTCTGCCGTTGCGGGCCCAGCAGCTCGCTCAGCAGGGTAAAGCGCAGAAGGGTCTGGTTTTGGTCGAGCATTATTGTATGTAAAATACATACAATAAGCTGAGGAAAGCAAAAGCCCTGACCGGTTATGGGTCAGGGCTTCCCAAATCTATGGCAGTGTTATACGCCAGGGATGGGTCGTTTTTGTTGAACCCATTTGCGTAGTATGAAGTACGTGTCCCAGCCAATTCGATAGGCAATGTCGTTTTTGTAGCCTTTAGGGTCAGGATGCTCTGAATCAGGTTGATTGAATTTGTTTGATTCATGGCAAAGGCCCCGTTCATGCATAAACTCATGACATAGATTTACAGCTAGGGCATAGGCTCTGGGCAGTTTTCGCATGTCGTAACGGATAGTATAATAGTTTGCAGTTGTTCTGCCTGTGTGCGGATACGTATATCCCAAGGCACCTCCGGATTTCATCCGTAAATAGATACCCCAGGACGGCTTTTGTCTTGCAAATATTCTATCGTACAGCTGCTGGCCAGTAATACCGTTAGGAGAGTGCTTGTCTCGTTCTTCCCAGTCGCAATAGTTACTATTAGGGAACTTGACATTCTTGTACATGCTCTGAAACTTAGCGGAATTAAAAACCGCATTCATGATAGCATACGCACTGTCAACGCAGGATTTATAAGCAGGCCCATAATAAGAATTCTCTTTATCAACCGTAATCTGAATTCTCCTTCCTTGTCCGTAACAACCTAGGCTTGCAAAGAAGAAAGCCAGTAGTATGAGGTGTTTCATAATGTAGAGGTGCTTTGCCCGGTTAGATGGTGAATCGATAACTGAGTAGTTAATATATGATTATTTTATACATAATTTATATTATATTGATGATGCTGCTCCATTTATTCTCGGTGCTCTCGCTCCATCTTCTTTTGCAGCCAACCCAGCCTCGCGTGAAACTGGAACAGGGGAAGGGTACCAGCGTCCGGGGTGCCGTGCTCGGCCATGATAGCGCATAAATTCTCAAAGCTGCGGTGCAGGTGGGTAAGCACGTTGTCCGGGTCGCCGTCGGAAAACTGATCGGGCCGGATCAGTTCCAGCATCCATGCATCTACTTCCTGCACGATGCGCAGGTGGGTAGCATCCTCTGTAAGCAGGTAGTCGCACATTGCCAGGGACCGGCGCTTCTGTTGGCTGGCCATGGCCAGCTGCTCGCCTTCCTGCTGCCGCTCCGGAAATAGGGCGGTTAGTTCAGCTGATATTATGCCATTGTGGGAATAATGTATGTAATTTACATACATGAGCAATGCCATCACTTACTCTGACTTGTTTGACGGCTTGGGGCCGGGGGCGCAGGAACTGCTGACCTTCACTCAGAACGTCAAAACCCTCAGCGCCGCCTACCGCGCCTTTTCCAAGAGCGTGGAGGGCGACTCTCAACGCCTCACCACGGGCCTTGCGGCTATCCAGACGGCCAATCAGGAATTGACTGCCCAGGCCCAACAGGTCAACATCCTCAACCGGCAGAGCCGGGCCGGGCTGGATGCCCTCAGTGAGGCGGCCTCCAAGCTAGCCCTGCGGCAGTGGGAGTTGAAAGAAGCCCAAGCCGGGCTGAACGCGGTGCGCCGCAACGCCAAGGAAGGCACCGACGAGCTGACTCAAGCCCTGCGGCAGCAGCAGCAGGCCCTGAAAGCCGCGTTTGCCGCCAAGGATGTAGAAGGGGCGCGCGTCGCTGCGCAACGTATCCTGGACCTGAAACAGGAAACGCTGGAGCTAAGTCGGGCCCTACGTGGTACCAGTAGCGTGTTTACGGCTACGCAGGGCAGTTACCGGGCGTTGGAGGCGGAAGCACGCCGCTTAGATGCGCAACTCAAATCCTTGGAAGGCGGCATAGAGGGAAACAGTGAGGAGGCCCAGCAATTACAGAAGCGGCTGGCTGGCCTGAACGACAAGCTGCGCACCTTTACCCAAGAAACCGGCATTGGCTACCACAATGTGGGCCGGTATGCCGAGAGTCTGCGGGAAAGTGTTTCCGCCCTGGTGCAGCAGCAGCGCAGCCTGGAGGCGGATAGCCAAGCTTTGCGCACACAGGCGCGCGCTACAAGCTTGTCGGCAGAACAGCAGCAACGCTTGCAGCAGGAAATCCGCAACACAGATACTGCCTTGGAAAAGGTGAATGGGGAACTGCGCAGCTACGGCGTGGGCGTGCAGCAGAGTCAGCAGCACACCAGCGGCTTTGCCGCTGGCACCCAGAAAGCAGAGGCCGGGCTGTTGGGCTTGCTGGGTTCCACTGTATCCGCTTATGCAGGCTTACAGGCCCTAAGTCAAGCCGTGGGCGCGGCCTACGATGACTACTTAGCCTTTGAAGCAGCGCAGAGTAGCTTGGCTGCCATTACCGGCGCGACGGGCAAAGACCTGGAGTTCTTTGCCGACGCGGCCCTGCGTATTGGCCCAGCTATGGGCAAATCGGGAGCCGACACGCTCAAAGCCTTTGAGTTGATTGGTTCTGCCCAGCCGGAATTGCTCAAGAGCAAAGAGGGGTTGGTGGCCGTGACCGAACAGGCGCTGCTATTGGCCGCTGCTTCCGGGGAGGCGCTACCAGATGCCGCCGACTCGCTGACTTCCGTCATGAATCAGTTCGGAGCCACGGCCCAGCAAGCCGGCCGCTACGTCAACACGTTGGCTGCAGGGGCTAAGGAGGGGGCCGCGACCATCGGGCAGACTGCCGCTAGCCTAAAATATGCGGGTGTAAATGCGGCCTCCGCTAATCTGAGCATCGAGCAAACCGTTGCTCTGGTGCAAACGCTCGCGGAGCGCAGTATCAAGGGCGAGCAGGCGGGTGTGAACCTGCGCAACGTATTGGCAAAGCTGGCCAGCGGCGCGAAGGAAACCAATCCGGAAATGGTGGGATTGGAAAAGGCGTTGGACACGCTGGGCAAGCGCAACCTGAGCACTGCCCAATACACCAAGCTGTTTGGGCTGGAAAACGCGAATGCGGCCAAGATATTGGTTGAGGGGCGCGAGAAGGTGCGTAGCCTCACCACGGCACTAACGGGCACGCAGACGGCCACCGAGCAGGCCAGCAAGCAGATGGATAACGCAGCGGCAGCGGGTACGCGCCTGAAAACGGTACTGCTCAGTGCGGGCTCTTCGTTTCTGCGTGGCTTTTCCCCGATGTTTAAGGATGCGGCCAACGGGCTGGCTGACTTCGTTGCCAGGTTGACGGGGCTGAAAAAGACGGTGGAAGAGCAGGTGCAGGTGTCGGGGCGGTTGATTCAATCCAACCAGCAGCAGGCCGCCTCTGCGCAGCAGTTGCTCAATCGGTATGAAGAGTTAACGGCGAAGGGGGTGAAGCCCACCACCGCCGAGAAAAAGGAGCTGGACTTAATAGCTCTGAAATTAAAAGATACCGTTGGAGAGAGCGCCTTAGTATTCGACAGAGAGACCAATTCATTGAGGGTGAACAAGGAGGCAGTAAAGGAGCAAATCAAACAAAGATTCCTACTTGCAAATCAAGAAGCCAGTACGTTAGTGTTGCGAGCAGAAGCAGCAAAAAAGCGGATAGCAATAAGCGAAGCAGAAACCGCTAAGCTTAAGGTTGTGCTAGATAAACAGCAGGTAGCGTTGGAAGCTGCGGGAGTGAAATATGCTAAGCGAGAAGCACAGGGCCTGCTAGGTAGTAGCAAAAAGGTATTCACTCGAATCGCAGATGACAAAGCACCAATTTCGAAAGCTGAAACTAAAGCTGTTAATGACTATAACTTTGCTCAAAACGACCTTACGACCTCAATCCGCCGCCTCAGCGAAGCCCAGGCCGAGTATAACCGCTACATGGCCGAATTAAAGAGCCTCGGTTTCGATGCCGCTTTCATTCAGAAAACCCTCACCGGCGCCACCGACGCCACCACCAAGGCCACAAAGGACAACACCCAAGCAGTAGAGGACAATGCGGCCGTGCTGGATCGAAACGCGAAAGCCCAGGCCGAAGCCCGCAAAGCCCGTTTGCAAGAACAGGTGCAAGAGCAGGAACGGCGCATTGCCCAGGCCAAGAAAGCTCAGGAGGAAGCCAGCCGCTTGTTTGAGGCCAAGAACCTGAACGGGGAAGCCTACACGCAGCAGGTGCGGGGTTTGCAGGAGCAAATTACCACCGCCGAGCGCTCAGCCTCTAGCCTACGCATCCGCATCATTGGGGAGGAAGCGGCGGCTAAAAACGCGGAAATCAATAACGAGCTGACTGGCATTCGCACCAAGCGCAATGTCTCGAATGCCGAGGTATTGGATGCGGAAAAAGCCGCGTCGGCAAAACGGCTGGTAGTGGTACGCGAAACCCGCATAGCGGTGCAAAAGGAACTCGACAGCCTGCAAGAGCGGCTGACGGTACCCCCTATTGAATTCCATGTCAACGGCATCAATCCCGATGATCTGGCAAAGGTAGAACGCGAACTAGACCTGAGCAGTGAGCGGGCCTTGAAACGGATGCAAGAGGATGTAGAGGAGCGCAAGCGTCTCTACGACCAGGACGCGGCCAACAAGCAGGCGGCAGAAGAACGTAAATGGCAGATTGAGCAAGCCTCGTTGGACCTAGCCTTTCAAGGGCTGGAAGTCTACGCGCAACTACAGGCCGGGCGTAACGCCACTATTCTAGATAACCTGGAACAGCAAAAACAAGCAGAGTTGCAGGTAGCAGGGGAAAATGCGGAGTTACGGGTACAGATTGAAGCGCAGTTTGATGCCCGGATTCGAGCGGCCAAGCGGAAGGATGCCCAGGATAAGCGACAAGCGGCGTTGTTTGAAATTGGGCTTTCCACAGCCATAGCTGTGGCCAAGTCGTTTGCGGAAAGCCCGGCCACCTTTGGTTTACCATTTAGTGCGTTTGCCTTGGCTGCTGGCGCGTTGCAGGTAGCCACTGTATTGGCGCAGCCCCTGCCACAATACTTTGTAGGGCGCGACGGCGGCCCGGCTGAATGGGCCTGGGTTGGCGAACGGGGACCGGAGTTGGTGACCACGCCCAGCGGCCAGGCTCAGCTGTTCAGTCAGCCGACGGTAACGTATCTGCCGGCCGGAGCCGACGTACACACGGCCGACAAAACCCGGCAGCTGCTGGCCTCTGTACCCCGACTACGGGAGCCTGCTGCCGTTGCCCAGCAGGAGGCTAAAAGCGCCGTTGCCTATGCTCACCGCGTGCAACAGCAGGATGTGCAAGCTACCCAGATACGCGATATCCGCATGGCGCAAATCATTGTTGAGGGAGTCGTGAATGGCGTTGTAAGTGGGGTTGTAGGTGGAGTACGACAGGCTATCCACGAACGACCAGAGCAGCGACTAACAGATCGAGGCTGGGAGTTATTTACAAAGCGTGCAGATCACACTACTCGGCATATTAATCAGCGGTACAAGCGGAATGGGTAGGTAGCACTAGCGTGCTACTTCTTGCACTTGCCCGGATTTGTACACCACCAATTTACGCTCTGACACGCCCTCTATCTCGCCCTTCGTTCTATACTGGACAGTTAGAGTACTTCCCAGTCGGTTAGTATCCGTCATACTTAACAGACGAAGTTTTTGATCGACAATCTTCAGACGCTGTTCCGAAATGCTCATTTGATCCAGTTCGCTTGCCGCAGCCTGATGTTGCTTGTCAAGGTCTGCTAACTGTCTTTCCAGCACCTGATTCGCCACATCATGGGCGGAATCAGCCCGCGTGTAAGGCGTTACAGCCCCAAAGGATTGTATAGAAACATTCCCTTGCTTTTTAACGGCTTCGGCCGCCAAGCGCTCCACCTCGTTTTTGGGTTCTACTTGCTTACGCTGGCAAGCTACTAGCAGGATAAGGAACGGCAGATAGAGGCGTGCTTTCATCGCCCACAAACTACAAAAAAGCCCTGACCTAAGGTCAGGGCTTTTTCATGCTTAAAACAATTATTGTACAATAGAACCCAGGCTGTATCTTCCCTAGTATGAGAATGCCGCTTATCGCTTCTCTATTCCCAGAAAGCAGTATCCACTATCACGCATGGAAGATTTAGAATTGATCCGTACTTGGCATAGACGTATACAAGCCATTTATGCCCAAGAGTTTCTTACCAGCATTCGTGGTATTGATGATGAACAGCGCTACCAACACAACAATGTGAACCTGTATGAGCGCTACTACCAGGTAACAAGTCAAAGCCGGAACAAGCGTGAGGGAGACTCCTTCAACAGGGAGTATATCATAGACGACTTGACCTACCTTTCCGATCAAGTTCTGTATTTCACAGCGGAAGTTTACTTGTATGCTCCATACATAAACAACCCATTGGAGCATGGCATTCAACCACCTGGTTATTCCCGCGTGCTTTACCCCAACTATCAGAATCTTCCCGCTAAGCGTTTCGACATGTCGGCGGAGACTGCTTTCGAGAAATTGTATGGTTATTGGAACCGGTTAGCAAACTTGATTAATTACTTTCTGCCTACTCCTATTGCGGAGAAGAAAGTGAGCTTTTCAGTAGTGGTTGATGCGTTAGAGCAACAGACTAGTTATCAAGACAACGAAGGATTAAAGTGGCTGGTCGCCTTCAAGAAGAATGAGTACAAGAAGTTCCTGGACAAGCGTAACCCAGTGGTTCACCATCTCACCACTGCAACAGCATTTAGGTTCAATCACCTAAACGCACGCGACAAAGAGACGCTGGAACTCTTAATGCAAAAGCGTTTCTCCACGCCCAACTTTCTAAAACAAAACTTGCAGTTGTCGATTGAGTCCTTCGTTCACACGCTAAATCTACTAGAGGAAATTAATCAAGTAGACCATACTGATTAGATAGCTACAATGCCTGGCAAAAAAGCCCCGATCTTAAGTCGGGGCTTTTTTGCCAGGCAGTCAATGTCATAATCAACACAAGAGCTTCTTTAGTCCAGCGCAGGAAAGGTGTCAGTAGCTGTGAAGCATCCCAAATACTTATTCAGGAAAGTGAAAGGCCATTACTTCCGTATAAACCAGTTTCCCTGTGTCTGTAGGAAAGTGGAAGATGTACGAGAACGAGCTTTCTCCACGGCCACCATTTTCCCTAACGAAGTATGGATGCTTCTTTACAGCATCACGGATGGCCGTTAAAACCTTAGAAAATTCTTTGTTTTTCACAAAGAAGATCAGTGCTGTTTTGCTGTCACGCCAAGTCAGATAACGATCAAATAATTGATTGATCGTCTCTAGAAAGCCAGATTCCCCTTTCCAGTATTTGCACTCCGCTACAAATAGATTAGAGTTGTCCTTGTAGCGGACCAGTATGTCTGTCTTGCCTCCTTTATTAAAGGTTTCTCCCGTCACAGTTGAGCTTTCATAGCGAGTTTCCAAGAGGGGCAAGATGTAATCCCGCAGCTCTTCCTCATCCTTTACCTTATAGACAGATGGTTTCTTTTCAACTGATTTATACGTCGTATATATAACGTTGATAATATCCTTGTAGAAGGCATCATCCAAACTCGGATTTGGAGTGTATTTCTTTGGAACCGCCTCGTCTAACTGGGGTTCGGGAACTCGTTTCTTTGCTGGTGCAATCGACTGATATAATGATTCTGTATCATTGTTAATTTGAATGCCAATGCTTTCAAAAAAAGTGTTTTCACTTAAAGCTTTCTGTTTTCTGGCTTCGTACGATGTAGAAAACGTGTAGCGAATTTTGGTATTAAATATTTCAGCTTCACGATTTATTGAGGGGATGTTATCAGCTACATAGGCAAGAAAGGACTGCTTCGACGCATTGAACGCTTCTGTGTTTTGTTCAGTAAGCTCCAGGGTATGCGTTACAATACCGCTGTCGTTACCTCGCGCTTCTACAGTTGCCTTTACGCTATTGAGCGTATAGGTAGATGGCTGGAGATAGAAGAGGTAACTTGTTCCTGTAAATGGCAGGCTGATGTCTATTCTAGTTGTTTCCGCTTCGTATGGACCCCAGACACCACTGACTGATCGTTGCCCTTTGCCTGCAAAAGACGTTGTAATCCTTTCTGGATATATGATCAAGGGCTTCTGTTCGAATCGATCAGTTATGTAGCGCAACCATTCTTCATAATCTATATTTAGGACGTAATCATTTGGCTTTTCGCTGACCTCTTTCTTGATGATTTCAAGGTAGTTATCAAAGACCTCAGAAGCGTTTTTCTGCCGAAAAAGTGAGATACGTTCCATTATGATAGATATGTATGGCGTAATAAAGGTGCATTTTGCCCAGTAATCAAGTAATTGCTGTTGCAGTGGGTTTACTTACCAGCTCTCAGGCTACAAAAACACATCATGGATAAAAAATATCAGGTCTTTATTAGCTCGACATTCATTGATCTTACCGATCAGCGTCGCAGGGTAGTTGACACAATTCTCAGGATGGGGCATCTCCCTGTTGGCATGGAGCTCTTCAATGCTGCAGACGATAGCCAGTGGGAAATTATCAAAACGCACATCGATAACTCTGACTACTACTTACTCATACTGGCCCACCGTTACGGTACAGAAGCTGATGATGGACTAAGCTACACAGAGAAGGAATTCAATTACGCTTTAGGAAAAGGGATACCCTGCCTGGCTTTCATTATAGATAAGTCAGTAAAGTGGAATGCGGAATTCGTGGAGAAAGGCAAGAAGGCAACTAAGCTAAATACCTTTAAAGCCAAATTCACTAACCGCTTGGTCAACTATTGGACTTCAACAGAGGATTTGGCAGCTCATGTTTCGCTGTCTTTAAGCTCTTTGATGACAACGAAGCCGCGAGTAGGTTGGGTTCGAGCTGATACGGTCAGTAATAATGTGTTAGTTCTAGAAGAGCTGTCCAGGCTCAGTCGGGAAAACAGCGAGCTAAGATTACAAGTCGATGCAAAAGGCAACGATATCGATAGTATTGAACATACCGAGAAGGTTCTTTCTGCTATGGAATATCAACTGGAATTGCCTAGCGGTATTGGCACAGGCACATTCTTAGATCTCTTTAAAGCGCTTGGAAACGACTTCATGGATCAGATAGGATCCCACCAGGTCCCAGAGGCTATAAAGAAAGCGCTTACGGGTAGCCCGCATGCATCAGTAGACGTAGGTAATTTAAGAGAGGTTCTACTTAGAAATGCTGAAATTCTAGGGTTAGTAATTGCCACCAGAAGTCCGTCTGGAACATATTATTTCAACATGACGGAAAAAGGCAGACGCCTATTGGTCCATCTAAGTTATCCTCTCGAATAGCATGATATAACTATGTAACCTCAAAACTATAAACTACGTTAACCTTTGCGCTGCTTCAGTTAGCAGTTGGTCTAGTTTGTGGGCTATTATTCTTTTTACCTATCACTACTACTACGATGGGAATTCAAATTACCCCCAATATGGGGCTCAAAATCACTTCCACCCACAATGAGAAGGGTAAAGTAGAGAAAATCTTTGTGCAAGCTGTACGAGATGTAAACCTAAGTGACTACTTGATCTATGATACCACGTTTGACGACGAGGAGGATTTCTCCAACAAAGGCCGACACGTATACCGCTTTCCAACCTATCAGCTAGCCAAGGGAGAACGAGCTGTCTTGTGGATAGCTGAGGGGCCGAGAGGGGCGAAACCTACTACAATTCACGAGAAACCAGCTCAGCGCTTCTATTGGGGTAGAAAAGGGCCTGTCATCAATAATACAGGTGATAATCTTACCCTAGTGGAAATCAGTGCTTCTAAAGTCTACTCTACTAAATAGGATTATCTGCACCAAGCAAGAGCCCTGACCATATGGTCAGGGCTTTTGTATTACCCTACCTCCCGTTTCCGCTTCTCCATGACATGCTCCACCCGCGCCTGAAACTGAAACAGGGTCAACTGCTCCGGAGCAGCTACCCCGTTCTCCGCTAGGACACTACACAGCTGCCCAAAGGCGCGGCGGCGCAGCACCAGCGTATTCTGCGGGTCGCCGGTTTCAAACACGGCCGGCTCCAGCATATCCAGCAAGGCATTGTCCATCTGCTCCACCGTCTGCAACGCGGTGGGGTCGGCACTGAGCAGGTAGTCGCACAAGGCTAGCACGCGCCGCTTCAAGTGGGAGGCGCGCGTGACTTCATCCGCATCCGTGTCAAAGCGAGCCGGAAAGTGTACGGCCAGCTCGTCACCGAAAGCTTCCTGCACGGACGCTAGGGCCTGGGTGATGTGTTCGGGCGTGAGGCCGCACACTGTAAGCTGGTTGAGCAGGCGCTGCAATCCTTCTTCCGAAATATCCATGGTAGGCACACCATCTATACTAGCTACCAGTACAGCGAAAGCCAAGCGCTCAGGAGAGTAGGACACCTCGGCAAAGTGACGGGCGTAGTGCGCATTGCTCAGGGAAAGAAACTGCTGCTGTTCCTTGCCAGGTCGAGTATCAAACCGGGCCGCTAACTGTTCGTGGCGTTGGGCATCTTCCTCTGTCGAGCCAACGCCATTTTGTAGGGCAGCGTAGCACTGGTATTCCAAGTGCCGAGCGACGGGTAACTCCAGAATGGATTGATAGTACTGGAGCTGGTGCTGGGAGTTTAGGTCTAGAGTGCGCATGATTATGTATGTCTTATGCATACAATATAACTACCGTATTACAAAAAAAGGCTCCACTCTTATGTAGAGTAGGGCTTATTGTTACGCTGCCAATAAATGACCTAGGCTAAGTGCCATTTTCGCCCAACTCAAGAAGAATGTTTCGGTGGGCAAAAGTGAAATGATTGGCGATATGTCTGTGAAGCACTCAGTTTGCCCTCCAAATGATAACAAAGGGTTATATGAAATATGTTTTAAGTGCTGATGTAGTTTGTTTTCTAAATCATACACTTCTCCAGCATCATAAGACTTATACAACGCCACAGTACGAAATTGGTAAGGGAATGATGTCTTAGTGAAGCGTTTGCCAATGCTATTAAATGTTATACCAACCTTATAAAATGATTCGTTCCTGTTTTCAGCCTTTATAATATACAAAGTAGCTTTTCTGTTGTTCTGTTTGGCAATCCATTGGCTCCTAGACCATCCACCGGTGTTTTGACTTTCAATACGAGATCTAATGCTTTTAATCTTTCCACAAGAAGGGCATCCCAATCCTCTTACATGATGAGGAGCCGTTTGAAGGAATATTCCGTGTTCCTGGCATACAATCTGCAATTTTTGCAAAGACGTAAAGTCTTGAGGTATCAAGCTGTAATCATAAACGTGCTGGTGCCTAGCATGAAACTTGGTTATGTACTTATCTTTTCTATTCCGGCCACCAGTAGTTATATCCCAAGCACATTTTCTACAACCTCTTCCGGCGAGTAATTCGGCAGGCCATTTTCTAATAGCTCCATGTGTTTTACAAACACATACAACTTTAGTCTTTAGATTTCGATAACTGCAAGGAAGTATAAACAAGGTGTGATGTAGGAGTCTTACTTTACATAGGAAGTCATCAACAGGCACTGTATGATTGGCTGCACATTTTGCGCAACCTTTACCGGTCAAGTGATTACTGGGCCGTTGTTGGAATAGACCATGCTGAGGACACACTATGCTAACTGGTTGAGATTGGCCTGAGTACTCCACTTGGGAGTAATCATACCGCTCTCCATGTACAGCGTGGGCCTTGGCAATAAACTCTTCAGTGGTGAGTTTAGCAGGCATTGTTCCTCCTTTCTGCCAGCTCTACTTCCTGGCCCCGTTTCAGTGACTGTTTATCCAGTTCCTTATAATAGGCGTGCTCTTCCAGGTGTTCCTGTTCTTCCTGTTTCAAAGCCAGGTACTGACGCATTAGCTCATCAGCTACGTCGCTTAAAAAGATGCTGACCTCCTTCAACTGTGGGGAAAGGGCGACGGTGCGCGCACCGCTGCGCACAGTGAGTTCTAATGTCCCTTCTAGTAGAATGGCCCGCACGGCGTTGTACTGTTTGCCGATGGCTTTGCGGGCCGCCCGTGCTTCACGGGCGGCCTGCTTGTAACCGAATTTCATCGCGTAGGCGGGTTAGGCGGCTACGGCCAGTGAGGTAGTGGAGCCATCCACGAAGGCCAGCTGTAACGCCCGGTCGCGCTCTGTTGCTACTCGGCACACGTTGCGCAGCCACACAAATTGGCGGGCTACATCCTGGCTCTGGTACACCGTGTCATTGGCACGTAGGCGCTCGACAGGGGTAAACACTGCTCTCTGCATCACGTCCATAATGGAGCGGCGCACGGTGGATAAAATGAGCCGTTCGGCGGGGGAGAGGGCAACATTTGAAGTTGCGGGGGTGGTTGCGTTTTGCATACCTTTGGGGTGTTGATTAAGTAACCGGGCCTTGGTTCGGTTGCTGAGAGGCCAGCGGGTGCAACCGCTGGCCTCTCCCTGTTTCTGGCCCTTTGACAATCAAATATACATTGTTTTTTTCCATTGTTAAAAACAATTGAAAAGTATTTTCATTGTTTTTAACACTTGCAATTATCATTGATAAAATTTATATGTTTGCATCATGGAAGAGCAGCCAAGAAAGCAGGGGCGCCCACGCAAAGACCCTTCTCGACAGAAGAAGAACAGAACCATTTCGCTAACTGATGCAGAATGGAAAGAGATGGGAGAAAAAGCTGCCGCTGCTAACAGAGGAATCAGTGAGTACATCATTGAGCAGTGTGGCATTACTGCCAAGGACTAATAGCTAATCATTGCAAAACCCATTCTATAACCAGAATGGGTTTTTTGTTACTTGCTCTTACTAACCAGTATCTAGAAGACTATGGTAGATTTTGATTATATGGCCGGTACCGTAAAGCTGGATGATCCAGCAGGACCGCGCTCCATTCTGGAAATTCGCAGTGCACTTGCTAAAGCTTATGAGTTATCACAGCATACCCTATTTGCGGATGATCCTGTTCTGGATGTTTTCGAGGATAAGCCGTGGCACATGCACAGAACAACAGTGGAGCGAATGTTGCTCGAAATAGATACGCTTCCCAGCCTGAAGAACCGTATCTATACTATGACTAGTCAAGGACTAGAACTGGCGATAGCAGAGTTACAGAGCACTGAGAGAACCCTAGCTAAAGTAGCGGGTAGTGAACATGAGTACTTTGTAAAACTGCACTTGGCAGGAAAGTTAAAAGCGGAGTTGCGCTACTTGGTCAGTCTTGCGAGGCACGGAGTCATTACCACTAATAAGAGTGCTATCGAAGAACAATTAGATGCGCTATCAAGTAGCGCACAAAAAGTCGTCTACTTAAAGCAATTATTACTATCCTATAAGCAGCGAGAGGATCACTATGATAAAGAGCAATACGCTGAACTAACCAAGTTCATCAAGTTGGAGAAGAAGAAGTGGGCTCTCAGCGTAGACGAACCTCAGCCCTACTTCGCTACTACGGTTGATCTACTAACCTTCATCTCTAATGTCGTCACTACGGAGTTAGAGCATAATATTCGCTACCAAGCAGGATACAAGAACTTTTGGAGGGATGCTCACTATACTGTTGACAAAAGCGAGGTAGAGGTTCAACCTTACATTCGTACTGTGCTAGAGCCCGCCTGCAAACAGAGGAATGTCGCTATTCATCGGGAGTCATTTGCTGCGGATGGCTCAATAGATATGACATTTACATACTTGGACCTTCGAGTTTGCATGGAAATCAAGAAGGCTCAGCATCCTGATGTGGAGACAGCTATTAGTAAACAGCTAGTGACATACATGCAGGCCGAAAAAACCGATGCAGGTATCTATCTTGTATTATGGTATAAGTCATCCAATGGTATTTCCTTGCCAGCACGCTATGCTACACCTAATGAACTGGCTAATACTCTGCAACGGCACTCAGCGACAGACTACCACATCAAAGCTTATGTCATAGACTGCACCAAACCCATTAGCCCTTCAAAGCGACAATAAGCTTGGTTAATTTAACATTCAAAAATGCTAATATAAATAGCGGCAATTCTATTTTTCTGCGTACTAGCACGGATAAAGCGCTAGGTGCTAGTACGTATTTTGCCATATACGTGGCTTTTTGCTAAAGCTTTTATCTAGATTTAACGTTAGAGAGGAAGTTGTTTTTCTCACCTTTCTTTTCTGTACTATGTTGAAAACGTATATGATCGGATACGATCTAAATAGCCCAGGGCAAGGCTATGACGAACTTATCAAAACCATTAAAACTCTCGGCACGTGGTGGCACTGCCTAGACTCTACTTGGTTGATTAAAAGCTCTAAAACAGCGGTTGAAATTCGCGATATACTCACTCCCCATTTGGATGCTAATGATGAACTGTTAGTAGCCAAACTAAGTGGAGAAGCCGCTTGGCGCGGATTCAATAAGCAGTGCGCTGATTGGCTTAGAGAAAATCTATAAGCGAAGACAAAGAGGGCTCTAGATATCTAGAGCCTTCTTTGCTGTAACTACTCACCATGGCTTCCGATCTTATCACTTTACTTGAAGGTGCTGCACTTACCAAGTTCATAGGCCCCGCTGCGGAGCACTATGGCAAAGCAGCCTTGGAGCGCGCGCAACATTTAGGAGCGGCAGCATACCGCTATCTTGCGAATGTAGGCCGTGAAGCAGCTCCCGTTGCGCCCAACGTATTAGTGCCTCTTGTTCAGGCTGCCGCTCTCGAAATAGACGAAACATTGGCAGCCAAATGGGCGGCCCTCTTAGCGAATGCGGCCGACCCAGAAAAGCAGATTGCGGTTACGGCCAGCTATGTGGAAGTGCTACGCCAGTTAAGCTCAATAGACGCACAGGTATTGGAACACCTATACACGAAGGCGCGGCCAGACGATAGAAGCATACTGGACTGGGAGCAAGCCCCTGTGTACACGCAGGAGTTCCCAGCAGCACTACAGCTAAGCCCTACACAGGTATCGCTATCAGTGGAGACTTTATTGAGGCTGCGACTATGTACTCCTTCCACTTACAAAAATTCCAAGTTTGATGGTGGGCTTTCCCCTATACCTTCTCCGACATTTAAGGTATGTCCGACAGTGTTCGGGTATGAATTTTTGCGCGCCTGCATGCCACCTTTAGTATAAAATCGCCTAGATAAATATTGTCCCTATGACTTTAAAAATTACCTCTGACGAGCAGAGCACAAAGTTCAAACAGCACCTAGATGCTGAACGGAATGAGCGTATCATCTTTTCCGGAGCCTTTGGCATTGGCAAGACACACTTTCTACAGCAGTACTTCTCCAAAGCAAATACAGACTATCTAGCAATTCGACTCTCGCCGGTCAACTACTCGGTCTCTTCCAACGAGGATATCTTTCAGCTTATCAAGTATGATATCCTGTTTGAGTTAATGGCCGTGCATCGGCTGACTCTGGAAGCTGATCCAATTGATCGGAGTATTGCATATCCAACGCTGCTGCCAACTAAGATCAACAGCATTTTACAGGGGCTCATTGGGATGGTACCGCTGTTGAATAAAGACAGTGCGTTTATCGAGCCAGTAGTCAAATCAATTAACTCCTTCTACGATGTCATCGAGAGTATTGAGGAGCAACGGAAAGACCCTGAGCTGACAAAACCGGTCCTAGCATTTGCTGAAAAGGTAGCCGCTACTTCCTTGCTGGAGATTGATTACATCACGCGTTTTCTAGAAGATAGTCTGAACGAGCTCAAGCAAAAGCGAGGGGCTAGGTTCAAGGTATTAGTCATTGATGATTTGGATAGAATAGACCCCGAGCATATCTTCCGGCTGTTCAATATTTTCAGTGCCCACCTCGACTACAATAGCAGCTCCAACAACAAGTTTGGGTTCGACAAGGTGGTGTTTGTCTGTGATATCCATAACATCCGCACCATCTTTCATAGTCGCTATGGAGCGGATACTGACTTCAACGGGTATATCGACAAGTTCTACAGCTTGGACATGTTCCACTTCGACAACCGCCAGGAGGTCAAGCGAATTGTGGATGAATTTGCTGCTGGCATCGGTGTGCCTGAGGGGTACCAAAATTTCTTTGAGTTATATATCAAAAAGAAGCACAGGCGCAGGATTAAAGCACAGCTACCGTTGATTTTAGAAGAGCTGGTGCATGCAGGCGCGTTAAAGCTGCGCAGAATAGCGACGACACATCAAGTTATTTTTCCCTTTGTGGAAAGAAAAATTCGTTTTGACCGCAAGGGGCGTGAAGTAGGGAACTGGCAAATTCCTATCGTTGTCGTGCTGGAAATGCTCCAGCTAATTCTAGGAGGGACGTGGGCTTTGGAAGCGGGACTGAAGAAGCTGGCTTCGTATGAGAAAAGTCAAGAATACACTGATCAGTCTGTAACAGACCAAGATTTCTTAGTCGGGAATCTGCTGCCCATCCTAGACTATGAACAGCACAAGTTCAAAAGCAGCCACAGTGTGAATAACTCAGATGCAACTGGTTTACTCGGATTTGAGCATCCTCAAACAAAGCAATTTATAGCTTACCAGTTGCTGGAGACTGGGGAAAGTCATGACCAATACTACGGTTATATAAAGTTAGTAGACGGGGATGCCTACCACAGTCAAGAATTAGACTATTTCAGCTTGCTATACCTAGCCTTTACACAGCTTAAGCAGATAGGGTATTTCAGCTAAGAAAACTGTGCCCTAATAGAAAAGTCCCACCCCCGATAGGGAATGAGGCTCCAGTAGCAATAGGCGGCTTGCTCTCACACGCCCGGCCACAACACCTGTATGCCTAGCCAGCCCGGCACAGGAGGAGGTTTGCAGTCTTGATCTAATAGTTGAGAACTTTATCTCAAAACTTCGCAGGTTTATCTCAATACTCGGCGACTTTATCTCAATACTTGGCAACTTTGTTCTCAAGTTGCGTACATTTGTATCGTACGATACACAAAATAGCGGGAGCCAACCCGTAGGCTAACTCCCGCTACTGCCTTAGTGCCTATCAAACCAATCGGTAAAATAGGCGCGAAGAATGCTCCCAAGAACTGTTTTGCCCAGTTCCAGGAACACCCGAGGAATGCCAACCTTGTCAGTATCCTTCGGTTCAACACGCTTTTTCTTCATCAGAGTAGAAGTAAGGTGTTTGCCCACCTGCTTCTTAAAACCCCGGCTGCTCCAACAGTCCGGGGTTTTTGCTTTTCTGGAGCAACCCGTATGTTGGTGAGGTGGCGTAACCACCATGCGTGTCAATGAGAGTAAAGGTAATTGGTGGGGTAGCAAGTCATCCTATTTTGCTAGCATTTTGCTATATATTTTTTGAACAGAGCCTGTTTGCATAATCAATATCATTGTATGTATTTTACATACAATGATAGAGCAAAACGCCCCTCAACTTCGCTTTACCCTATTAAGCGACCTGTTCGGTCCCCAGCGGCAATCTGCTGATCCTGTGGGCTGGGAAGAAATAGGGGTTCAACTGCACCGCGACGGAAAGTACCACGGTCTCACAACCGAGTACACGGTCGAACTGGGCTTTGTAAAAGAGGGCCGGGCGTATTTGTTGCAGGCGCTGGAAATAGCCGGCATAGAAGCAGAAGTGGCAGTATTGATTGAGGTGTATGACCCCAACGCGTTTACCTGGGAAGTGTATTACCGAGGCCGCCTTGACTTTGCCGGGGCAAGCAGCACGGCAACCGAGTTTCGGTGTACTGTGGAAAAGCCGGGTTTCACCATCAAGTTCCTGAACCGCGAAAACATCACGGTGGACTTGCTCGGGCGCGAGTCGGTGGGCGGTAGTGCGTTAGCTCCATTTACCCCAACCACGGTAGAACTGCACAGCAAAGCTATCCGGCAACGGTATGAGGCGGAAACGTCCGCCAGCCCACCGCCCCCTTTGCCCGACTACGTGACCGACGGTAACAGCCGCTTTAAGGTGATGTACTTTGGGTTTGGCTCAGCCGTGGTAGATGAGTTCGGCGTACAGGAAACCTACGCGGGTACCATCACCATGCCGGATACCAACCCAGAGGTGCCGGTGTACGTGACCAAAGAAAAGGGGCTGTTCAGTATTGATTTTACTGTGTTGGCCCTGCTGCGGATTCAGCGGCAGAACGGGAAAGGTGACTTCGATAAAGCAGATGGGGAGGTGTATTTCCGTATCAACAGTGAGCCGCCAGTTAAGCTGTTTGAGTTCCGCGACAGCGGCATTGCCGGTGAGTTCCGCAAGCAGCTGACCGCCGCCTACCGTGTCACTCGCAACCTGAACATCGGTGACCAGGTGTATCTGTATGGCCGCCTGCATGTGTACGATATCAGCGGGCCATTGATTGGCCCGTACCAGTTCACCACATACATAGAAATGCAACAGGGCTCCTATTTCAAGATGGAGGCGCTTACCCAGACCGACCCAACCCCGGCGGCTGGGCTACTGGTGTATGAGGCATTTGACCGGCTCGCACAAGCGGCCACAGATAGCCCGGTAGCGTTTCGTTCCGCCTACTTCGGCCGTACCGACACCCGCCCGGCGTACCCCGCTGATGGGGCGGGTAGTCTGACGATGGTTACCGGTGGTTTTCAGGTGCGCGGATTTCCCCTCGCGCTGAAATCAATCTATGCTACTTGGCAAGGGCTGTTCGACTCCCTAAGCGCGGCGCACTGGCTGGGCTATGGCATCGAACGGCTGCCCGGTGGTACCGAGGTGGTGCGAGTGGAACAGGCTAGCTACTTCTACTCCGATGCGGTGGTACTGACGCTGGCCGCGCCGGTGCAGGATCATTTACCCGATATAGACGGGGTGGCGTTCAGCAACTTTGAACAGCACGTTATAGCAGACCGCTATTATAACCAGGCGGAAGCGGGTTGGCAGAAGTGGCAGGTGCAGAACCTGAACGGGCTGGACGAGTTCAACACGCGCCGGGAATGGGCATTGCCCTTGACACAGGTACAGGCTACCTACACTGCCGTAGGCGGCTATATCACCGCCGGATTGTATCTGGAGAATACCCGGCGGCAGCGTTATGAAGCAACGGCAACCACCGATGACCAAGCCGACAACGACAACTTTTTAGTGTGTCTGTTACGCCATCCGTTGGGCGGCTTCCAGACCGAGCGAAACCAGCTGTTCGCCGATGTAACGGGGCTACTTTCACCCGATACCGCCTATAACCTGCGGTTGTCACCAGCGCGGGTGCTACGTCGGCACAGCCCTGTGTTGGCTGCTGGGTTGTTTGGTCGCCAAGGCAAGCGAATCCGTTTCAGCTTTGGCGAGGGCAATAACGAACTGAGTACCCGTCTGCCGGGGGAAACCGCTGTTGTCGAAAAGGCGGACATATCAGTCGAAGAGTTGGGCCCGCCGCTGTGGCGTAACGAGTCTTACCAGTTCACCGCCCCGTGTACGTGGCAACAGGCGCTGGCTATCCTTTCCCGGCCCAACGGGCGTATACGGTTCCGCACAGAGCGAAACGAGGTGCGCGAAGGCTGGATACTGGATTTTAAGCATGACCTCATTGGTGGTACCGCTGATTTTACGCTGTTGCGGTGTTATGCTTTAAGCCAGTAGTCCAGCAGTTCCTGCGAGCCAAGGCCCAAGCCGTCAAATAAATCGGAATACTGAACCGGTTCACTCATGTATGTAAAATACATACAATAATGCCGGAAATACAAACGCCCCACCGGGTAGGCGAGGCGCTGTTGCAATAGGTGGCGCTCTTTTGTCGGTACACACCTGTAACCCGACGGTGCAAACTTATCATTCAGATGTATAAACCATCTGAGCTTGTATATTATTTCTCCAGAACTATCCTCTGGGTTATATACTTATTATTGTACAACAGCCGCAAGGTGTATAAGCCATTGGGCAAGTGTTGTAAGCTGAAGCCATCTGCGACTGTATGAACATTTACTGCCTGTCCTTTAGCATCGTATACAGCAATTAATTCAGTGCCTTTATCAAAGTGTATTTTTCCAGTGGTAGGTGAGGGATATGCTTTGCTATAAGTAACTGTGTTGTTCAGTGACGGTGTTGTAAGCGGAGATGATAGTTTAGATTGGGGGCAACTCGATACAACATTGGGATTACCACCTGCTACACATACGGGGAAAGTATTAGTGCATTTATAATCGAACTCATCAAGCATTGCTGATTGACCGATTATAGCCGTTGGAGCAATGTATATCTTTCCATTACCAATTACATTTATCTGTACGCTAGGATCAATGCAAATATAAGCTCCGTCTTCTACGACGAGGGTACCTGCAATATCGATTACGGTGTTTGGGCGAATTGCTAATGCGCCACCTTGCTTAACAAGGAAATAGGCATTTTCGCCGATGTATAGATGTGTAGGGTCGGCAGGCTTCGTACCAGTGATATACATTGCATTTGTGCTCCCTATTTCTAAGCCTGTAACGATTGTAGTTGGGACAGAACCTCCAATTGTAAAATTGGCGTCCCATACTTTGTGCTTAACGTTAGAAGAAAACAACTTTACAAATGACCCAGTTGGTACAATGAGTCGTTTCCCATAGGCTCTTTCAGTGCGTGCAAAATTAGAGCGGGAGGGGCTGTCTATATCTCCTATATTGCCCTCGAACTTTACGCCGTTAAACAAATTGTGAGTTGACGATATAGGTGCGATCTGATTGTTGTTTATGAACGTACAGCTACTGAACACTGGAACAAGCTCAGGATCATAGGGTGAATGAGCTTCATCCCAGATATGTTGACGCTCATTCGAGATGAAGGAGCAGAGTTCAAAACGCATACGCTGTGCTCGGCCATCGGTGTTAACCAAAAAGTCTCCACCAGCAGGTTGACCGTTATACCTTTTATCCTCAAATGTGCAGGCATAGAATGCAGTGGCATCATTGGCATTGTCTGCTAGACTTCCATGGGTAAACTGCCCATAAATGTTGCAGTATTCAAATCTGAAACCTCGTTGCGTCACGGAGGCCGCTAATTGGGTTCCTGTACCTGATTTAACACCCCAAAGTGTGCAATTGCTGAATAAAATATTCTTAGTAGTAATAAATGTATCAGACAGGTTCGGGTTGGTAAGTGGACGCATAGATCCAACACCGAATGCGTAGTTATCAATAAACTCACATTGAGCAAACTTTACGTTTGCGACATTGGAGTCCTCGGGTTCAACATCAACTCCACAGCCTGGGTTGGATGGTACAGTCGTATTCGATATTGTGTTTATAGCTCTTCCTGTATGATTGAATTTACTGTTCAATACAGTTAATCCGTTCACGCCAAGCAAGCTGAAACCCTGACGAACGTTGTAATTGAATGACGAGTTAGATATACGCATCTCTTCGTCATGTATCATATCCATGTTACCCGTGATATTTCGAATGCATACACCATCTTGTCCGAAATAATCAGCACTGACATTATCGATATTAACTCTTGATGTTTCCGTTACAATAATGCCGGTGTACTGAAGCTGAATGCCGTCATCACCCCATCTATTACCAATTTGCGCGTGAGTAACATTTCCATTTAATGATAAATCTCTAATAGTAATATTTTCAGACCGATCGATTTTTATACATGCCCCAACGGTGGCAGCATTATCACGAGAGTCTTCCTTATTAGCGGATGGTTGGCCAGTTAAAGGGTCGAAAGACCCATATTTCAACCCGTCTTTGTACCGAATGAGAGTTTTGTCTGTTCCATCGCCTACTATTTCTACGTTATAGCATCGTATTAGACGCAACACATCTTCTCCATTCAAATAATAGTTATTATCATTTGACCATGGATAAGGGGTCTGAGAATTTACAGGCGCGCAACAGTTGACACATGCATCTTTAGGAATTTGCCTTCCTACTATATAGGTGCCTTCAGGAATATACAGTTTGACTTTTGCGGATGGGTCCTGAATGTAGATACTGTTAATTGAGCAAGATGCTGCTTGGAAGGCATCATGATCATCATGAACACCGTCACCTACTGCCCCAAAGTCTTTAATGTTCAGAGCTGTGATTTGTGCAAAACTACTGGTCGCTTGTAGTAGGCTTATCAGCAGTAATGGGGCATAAAATGCTCTAATTCGTTTGGAGAGGTTTGTCATAAAGGTTTGACTATAAAGTGGAAAAGCTACTTGTGATGACACCAATACAAATGCCCTGTTCACGGCAGTGCTTCACAATAACTTGTTATGAGCAACAGCAGTAAGCAGGGCAACAGGTAGCAGGGACAGGTATTTCGGCGCTAATATATAGGATTAACCATTGTACAGATTGGTTACAGCAGTGAACTGCTATTAGATTAGCGCTGAAACCCTCCCACAAACCGGCACAACGCCGCCGCCGGTAACGCCCCGGCCACCCACCACCACGGCAGAGCCAGTAGCGCCACACTCACAACCAGTAGGGTCAACGACAACCAGAACCCTGCGCAGAAGTCGCACCGGGGAAACCAGCGTGGGCCCCAGACCTCCCAGGCCCTGAGCCAGCCCCACTTCTCGAAGCAGACCAACAGACAGGCTGCAGTGAGGGCTACCAGCACCACCAACGACAACAGTTCACTTAGCATAGTACGTTGGCGGTATGCATTTCCAGTTGAATGCGAAAGCCAGCGTAGGGGTGCTGCAGCACCGGTGCTGCTACCAGGTCAGTGGTGAAGCCGCGGAATACCTCATCGGGTGAGGTATACACGCGCTGTACCAATACCCCCAGACTGGTAAACAGCCGCAGCACATCGCGCAACAGCTCAGGATCGAACCGGTCCGGCCGGGTATCATCGATACGCTGCAGATTCCCCCAAAATATCCAGTCAATACTTTGAGTGAGGGGCAGGGTGCCCGGCGTCGGCTCGCGCAGGTCGGTTACAGCCGGGTCACGGGGCAGGAAGAAGCCCTGGGCCTGCACGTTGTCGTTGGGCAGCACGTCGCGGTACTCGCCGGTGCTGGCGTACACTTTGGGTAGATACACGGTTTTACCGTCACGCTTCTCGCTATGCCGGAAGGCCTTACCGTAGCTCACCTGCAACCAGGTGAGGCGCTGGGCCAGCAGCAGCTGCAGCCGCTGGATTTCGGCGTCCAGCCCGACCGGGTTGGGCAGCGTGGGCGCGGTGGGGGTAGCGTAGGAAACCATCAGGCTAGTTGGCTAAAAGACGAATGTATTGGCCGCCGTAACGCTGCTTGTAGCGCAGGTACGCAGCCAGTACCTGTTGAAATTTTGCCCGGATATGCAGATGCTGGCCACCCCACAGAACTGAGCAGACCGGGTACTGCTCATCGGGGAAAATACGGGGTTCAGTAGGCCCCAGTACCGCCGTGGCTTGCGCCCATTCCCATACCCCGATACCACCGGCAACCAGCCCCTTATCATCAATCCAGATCTGTTGGGCCATGAACTCGGTGCCGTGGTTGAACTCTTTGAATTCGGGGGTATCGTTGCTCATACGCCTAATATGTCGCGGGTTTTCTGCTGTAAGTCGGGCTTGATATAGTCCTGTCGAAACTCATCCAGCGCGGGGTCGGGCACCCCGATAATGTCGGGTCCGTACCTCTCTTCCAACTCGGCTGTTTTGGGGTCCGTTCCAACCAGCTCCACTTGCTTGCCAGATAATTGAGCAATGATGCCGGTGTAGAAGTCGCCACTGTCGCGAAGCGTTACCCGGTCGGTGGGCTGGCCTTTGATCTGCTTGAGAGCGATGGTGAGGTCGGCGTACTCCGGGGTGATGTCGGCACCGGTAGCATCTTTGCCGCTGGCCAGCTGGTCGGTGTTGGCATCTTCCAGGAAGGCCGTGTTGTCGCGCACCGTGTCTTCTACCTGTTGCTCCAGGACCCGGGGCAGCCGCTGCAGCGCCCGGGCCAATGCGTCGAGTCGGTCGCTCATAGCTTAAAAGATGGTGAAAATGACAGTTCGGGTACCTGGCACACTTCGCAGGCAACGTACGGCGAAGTAAAGTGGGATAGGACCTCTGCTATCGACCAGACACAGTTGACCCTGGGAGCTAATAACCGTGCTCATCCGATGGATTTGAACTTAATAGCCCCAGGCTTGGGCGCACACGGCAAACAGGTAGCCGATACGCCCGAAATGTCCACATCCAGCGCCTTCAGCGTACGGCTCAGCTGCGTGAGCAGGCCCGGCTGGCCATCAGTGCGGTTATTGAGTTCCATCAGGGCCAGGGCCTTTGTTTTGTCGGCCAGACCGTTGTCGCGGGTGGAGTAAGCCATCAGGCTCAGCAGGTTCACGGCGAGCTGCTCGCGTACGGCCGCCGCGAAGCTGGGTACCTGGCCAGCCAGCCGCTGGGTCAGGTCGCAGGTAGCTTCCAGTCGCAGGTTCAGGCCCCAGTTGGTGTTGCTCTGATAGGTGATGTCATCCGACAACGCAGCCTGGGAAAACGGCAGTACCTGCACGTAGGGACTCCACTTATCATACTGCACATAGGCGTTACCGCAGCACTGTCCGGGGCGCTGTTGCAGGTTCTGGTCCAGCCGGATAGCCTGCCCGCTCAACTCATCCTCGTAGTACCCAAAGTACCAGGTGCCGCCGGACTTGCTGGCCAGATCGATGGACTGCGAAAGTTTGCTCCATTCGAAATACACCCGGTCGATGCGGGGTATTTCCAGTTCAGCCACCGGCGTATCGAGGTCGGAGCTATGCAGCACTACCAGCCGGAAGTTCGGCTCCCGCTCGGTGAACTGGGTGCCGATGGCCGTTACCCGCACGCCGATATCCTGCATGCCCGGCCGCATCTTGAGCGCCAGGCCAACGAAGCGGCCCTGCCGGATAATCTTGTCCCGATACGCGCCGCTGGCCTCTGTGAGTGGCAAGTCCTGGAGCAGGCGTTTGCCGGTACCCGTCAGCTGCTTCTGCTCGCGAAACGACTGCAGCACTTTCGTTGCAGCAGTTACGCGGGCGGTTTTCAGGAAGTCGGGAAACGCAGCGGCCGGCATCTGCGGGGCTGCTTGCTGAATGTTGCGCAGGGTCAGCAGCGGATGCACATCCTGCACGGCCAGCTCGCCATCCGGGGCTAACAAGTCATTGGGCAGGCTGGTCAGCTCATCAGGCGCACCGGCAACGGGCCGGTAGCCGATGGTAGTGGCGAGCAGGGCCGCGAGTGTGAGGGTATTAAACATAGCGGGAGGTATGAAAAGGTAAAATGCCCGTCCCGCATCCGGGACGGGCATTTATCACAAATAGCACTCTCAGGCTGGCCTTAAGCGGCAGCTTTCTGCTCCACTTTGATGATGGGGAAGAAGCGGCCGGCCTCGTCGGAGTTATAAGCCTTTACCCAACACACATCGAAGCTATATTCGAACGACTCCACGGCCGTGCGCGTGAGAGCCTGCAGGTTCTGGCCAGCCAGGGGAGCCGACTGGTCCGAGCAATCCGCCCGGTAGAACAGGCCCATGGTACCCAGGCCGGGCACGTCCTGAGTAGTCCACTCACGCACGGGGTTATCGGCCCCACCGTGTACCACGCCGCGGGCGCAGTCGGGATCTACCCGGGTTTCCAGGCCTACAGCGCCATCAGCTACCAGGTACATGGTGGCGCGGTTGCCGGTGCCGGGCAATACGCGGTTGGAGCGGAAGAACTGGCCTACGCCGTCCAGCACGTAGCTCAGGTCGCCGTCGTTGGTCTGGCCAGCACCTTCAATGGCGCGCACATCGGCCATGGCCATTGGGTTGGTGAGCACGTCCGGAGCACCACCCAAGTCCATCGTTTCCAGGATGGATTCGATGTAGTTGTAGAACTCCTTACGCTCGGCATCGGGTACTTGCAGCGCGTCGGCCACCTCGGGGTAGTAGGCGGTGATACCGGCGGGGAAATACTGGTTTTTAGCCAGCTCCAGGTGATCTACGCACTGTGTGTCGAGGAACTCCATCGTTTTCAGACGGCGGGCTTCAAACAGGCGGTAGAACGTATCCTCGTAGCTAATCTCGTTGTTGATATGCTGCGAGGGAATCATTGGGAAGCCGAAAGCCACGGTGGCGAAGGTGAACGTCACCAGCTTCGTGTTCAGGCCACCTACCTGCACGGCGCAGGTGCGCACGTTGGACAGGGTGGGGTTTTCGTAATCGATAACCGGGGCCTGCACGGTGTTACCGAACGAAGCCTGCAGGGCCTGCCGCAGCTCGGGCGTCATGATACCGGTGGCCGAGGCGGTTTGCTTGCGGTACAGCTGCAGCGCGCCGTAGTTGGAGCCGCGCAGTTCCAGGTTGTCGAGGCCACCATTCGGACGCCGACGGTAACGGGTGCGGATGGCCTGTTTGAGGGTTTGAGCGATGGAGGGCATCGTCGTAGTAAGGGTAAAGTGAAAAGATGAAACAGGGGTGCCAGGTCGTCCCGTAACCAGCGGCAAATGCAGTAAGCGTATTGGCCAGCGGCGCACGTCTCATGTGCGCCGCCGACACTAGATGTTAGCGCAGGGGTAAGCCCGTGCCGAATTTGTCGTAAGCGTCGTCGTACTCTTTGGAACCTTCGGTCAGGCCGTACTCCATCAGCCAGTCCATAAGCTGGCCCTGATTTTTCACGGTGGCCGGCAGCGTAGCGGGTAGGGCAGTAGGCTTACGGCCACCCTGAGCTCCACCCGTGCCTTGCCCACCAGCACCGCCGCCCTGGCCTTGGTGGCCGGCGTCTACCACGTCCTTCAGCATATCCGCCAGGATATAGGCGGCATCAGCTGGCTGGTTTTTGTCGTTGAGCAGGGTTTTGCCATCCTTGATGTAGACCACCGATGTAGTGCCATCGGCGTTCTGCTGCTGTTTGGCCATGCCGATGATGGATTGCGTAGCGTTGTCCACCAGCACTTTCACCACCGACTCTTTCACCGACGGATCGAACTTGATACCACGCACCCCGTCGCGGATATCGAGCTTCACATCTTTCTGGAACAGGGCTGTATCCTTCTCCGTCAGTTGCTTCTGGTATTCGGCTTCTTTGGTCTGCAACGCTTCCAGCTGGGCTTTCATCGTTTCGTTGCCGTTGCCGTCCGCAATGGTTTTTTTGAGGTCGATAATTTCCTGCTGCAGCGGAGTCGTATCCTCCTTGAACTTGCCGATAACGCGCTTGGCGTAGTCGTAGGTGCGTTCCGTAGGGTTACGGGCAATGCCAGAGGTATCGAAGATGTCCTTGTCAAGGCCATCGTAGATTTCCTTGGTTTTGGTGCCGATAAAGCTGGTTTCCTCGTCGGCGCTACGGGCAACGTAGCCGGCACCTTTCACGGCACCTACCAGGTGCGGTACCAGGGCGGGGTTGGCTGCCACGGCGGCGGTCAGCTCTTCGGGGGTAAACGAATTGTCGGTGATGGCCATACTTCAGTCTCGTAGAAGTGGTGATGGTGGGATAGTTAAGCAGCGGCTTTAAAGTCCGTTGCCGTATGAATGAATTCGCGACCTTCGGGGCCGTCGAGCGTGTAGAAGGTTTTGCCGCCGTCTTTGCTGAACGCATCAGATTGGCGTCTGCTCTGCCAGATTGGTTCGCCGCCGTAGCTCACGTCCATCCATTCTTCCGGATTGTTGGTAAGTGGGCCAAGAGGCTGGAACCGGGCGAGCTTTTCGAACAGGTTCAGGGTCTGGTCGTGCGAGCCGCCGGAATGGCCTTGGTAGGAGAGCACCTGCACCAGCTGCATTACCGAATTAGCAACCTCCCCACCGTAATCCGCCGTCTCATCCCACAAGCCGGCCGCTTTTAGTTCGGCCCGGGCGTGCAGCACCAAGTTGCTTTTGTTCGTCTGCTCTAATGCTGGAGCACTCCCCTGTACCCACATAGGCGGTTGGGTGTGGCCAGACAGCAAGCCGATAGTGACGCAGTGCGTCTGATTGATGCTGATCAATTCTTCGGGCCCCAACTGCCACTGGCTGATACACTGGCCGTCATCGGTGCGCAGAATCGGAAGGGAGCAGCATTCTTCGTCGGTCATGTTGGCCGGCTTCTGGAGAACTGCGTTTGCTTCGGGGAAGTTGATGGGAGTTGCCATGCGAATGGGAAAATGGCGGTGAAACAGACACTCTGACGTTATTATGCGGGTGGGACGGAAGGGCCGGCTCCGGAAGTCCCACCCGCGTGGAACCGGCCCCGGTCACTTATTCAGCGACCTTCCCGAAATCGGCATCCTTGGCCTGGATCAGCTCGATGAGCTCATCGTAGTTCTTGGAAGCCGTCAGTTCTTTTTCCTCGGGATACAGCTGCTGGAAGCGCATCTGGGCATCCTGAAGCGAGGGCAGTTCCTTCTTAGGCTGCATCGGCTCTTTGTTGCCGTCACCAGCTTCAGCAGATGCCTCAGCTTCTTTTTTGGCAGCAGCAGGGCGCGGGTCGTGCAGGATGGTTTGGGAGTCGTACTCGGCAAAAGCGTTGTTGCGCTCCATGCGCTCGTACTGCGCCGGCACCAGCTTCACCACCTTGTCCACGTCAGAGTATTCCTTCTTCACTGGGTCGTTGACCTTCTTGGTGAGCTTCAGGTGCACGCGGTCGGCTTCGTGGGCGGGAAACTCATACGAGCTGTCCTGATTGCCTTTGGCCTGCTCGATTTCTTCGCCGTTAAGCTGCTTGGCCTGCAGTTCGCGCAGGTCGAGTTTCTGGGTTTTGGCCGCCACTTTGGCTGCCGCTGCCTTGGGTTTGGTTGTCGTTGACATAAGACAAAAGGATTTGAGTGATGAGGGCCAGTTTGATATGGTAAGGCTGAAGCGAGGCGAAGCGGGTAACCGGCAACTTCTCCGACTCAAAGCGGGTGAGGTAGCGGCCGAAATCCACCTTCAGCCGCATCAGCTGCTCGTCGAAGAGGCCGGTTACTATCGGCGAGGTGCCGGCGGTGGCCAGCATGGTCAGGATCTGATCCACCGAGTATTCGGGGTAGGGTTCCAGGTCGGAGAGTATCCGCATCCGGTCCAGCATGGCCGGGTTGTGGCGGTACTCGGTCTGATAACGGAATTCGCGCTGCTGGCTCAGCTCGTACACGGGCCGGCCAGCTTTGCGGGCCTCCGCTTCCTCAATGGCGAGCTGCTCCGGGGTTTTGAGGTAGAACCGCTCGCCCATGTTGACGATGGTAGAGCGGTACAGCGAGCCATAGCGCAGGCGGCCTTTGATGGTAAGCTCCCAGGCGCGGGCCTGTTCCAGGGGCTTTTTGAACTCCACCAGTACATCCTGCTTGATTTCGAAGCCGGACTGCACTTGTTTCTGATTCTTGGCCTGCTCATTCTGAGGCTCCCCACCACCACCGAGCACCGACCGCAGCAGGGCTTCGCGGCGTTGCTGCTGCACCTGCTGGATATGCTCCAGCACCTGCACATCGGGCGTGACCATGCCGATGGGGTCGCGGGTGTCGGGCATATCCTTGGAAGGCGCAGGCACCTCCACGTACACACCTGGTCCCAGCAGCTCTTTGGCGGCGCAGGATGGGCACTCGTACACCTGGTAGCGGGGTATCTGCTCGCCGGTGCCCAACGTCTCGTAGCCGGTGATTTTATTCACCTGCCCGCCTTGGCACCGCTGGCCATCGGGGGCCTGATAGTCGCATTCCGACTCAAAGCCCCAGATGATAGGGAAGGTGCCGTACTGCCGGTAATACTCAATGGCTCCATCCCACCACACGAAGCGGTCGAGGCTGCCGAGTACGGCCGTCAGCGGGGCCCGGCGGGGCAGGTCGGTGGCTTGGTCCAGCGGTTCCGACCACAGCACCCGGGCCGGGCAGGTGCCCAGCTGGTGCGGGTTGTTCACCACCTCGGTCCACTGCTGCTCATCTACCGGCTTTTCCCAGATAGCATAGGCCGCATCATCGTAGACGTGTAACCGCTCGATTTCGCGGCCGGTAGCATCCTTGTAGCTCGGCTGGGTGAACATCACGTACTCACAGCTGCCATCGGCTTTCAGGAACACATCGAAGATATCCTCCAGGTGCACCAGCAACGTGTATGGCTCCGGGTAGCGGGTGCGCTGCTCCGCGGGCATATCCACTACCAACAGCGCATGTGGCCGGCTTTTCAGTGCCGAAAACGCTTCCTTCTCCCAGAAGTCCGCCTCGCGTTGTGCGGTGCGGAACTGCTCGAAGTCGGTTTCCAGCTCGGGCGTGGCCAGCTCGCAGCTGATCATGCCATCCTCGGCTTCAAACACCCGGCGCAGGCCAGTGAAGATGTCCTCTACAATGTCGGTAGTCGGCAGCGGAGCCGGTACGCACTGTTCCCACTTGGCAAATCGGTCAGCCGGCAGCATGGATTTGGCCCAGTCGCGCAGATATAGCCAACCGGCGGGCCGGCGGCTGGTATCCACGTGCGGAACCGCGTGCAGCCGCAGCCGCTGCTCATGCCGCAGACACTCCGCTATGGCCAGGCCGTTGGCGGGGTTTTCGAGGAGAGCGATTACGTCTTGGGGCTGGAGAATCATCGGCCGTAGGGCGCGCGGTGGTGGCGGTGGGCGGCTCCATCGGGAGCCAGTCGGAGTGACCTTGCTTTCTTTCTAAGGCGAGAAGCCGCTCGGCATGATCGGGAGAGAATGGTTTCTCTTCGCCGAGCGACTCGGAGCGCAACCACACTACATCGGGTTGCGCTCCGGTCGAGGTGGTGGCCATTAACCGCCGCCGGCTTCAGGGTACAGATTCAGCAAGTCGAAGGCCGCCTGGGCAATGGCCACATCTTCGTCCCACTTACCATCCAGCGAAAGGCCGAAGGTGTTTTTGTTCAGGGCCTTGAAGCCTTCCGACCCTACCGACTGTAGGTAGAAGTTGGAAAAGGGGATACCAGCAGGCTTGCTGTCGATTTCGCGGTAGATGATGCGGCCGTCGGGAGTGATCAGCACGGCTTCCACCGGATCAACACCCAGTTCGGCGCGGCTTTCCTCTTCAATCTTTGCCAGCTCCTTTTTGACAGCGCTGGGCAGGCCGATGAAGTCAGCGGTGTACTTCACCGAGTTGTAGCCGGTCAGGAAGCCTTTGCCTCCCACTGACTCATTCGTGTTTTCACCAGCGAACTGAGCTTCCGACTGCGGAATCTGCGGGTTGACGTAGATCGGCGTCAGAATGACTTTATTATCACCGCCGGCCGTAATAGCGGCATTCCAGGCAGCCTGGGTAGCCAGTGCAGCCGCAGTTGCGAAAGCTGCAGCAATGGCACCACGGCGGCCAATAGCCATCCGGACGGTTTGGCCGAAGTGCACAGCGCAGTCCACTTTGGCAGGGGCGGTAAGAGAAGCAGGGCGTACGCAGTCCATGGCGAGCAGCTTTGATAAGGTTGAATTATTGTATGTAAAATACATACAATAATTTCAGAACTGCAACAATCCTTTTTAAAGCAGAAAACCCACCTCGTATGTCGAGGTGGGTTTTTAGGAAACGGTGATTACTCCTGATGCCCTATTACTTACTACGGGATAACGGGGGAGCCGCTGTCAGGAATCCAGTTCAAACCATCGACATAGCCATGCCAGAACTCTGCTTGGTCATTCTCGCCAACGCTTTGATAGTATTCCCAATTGGCGTACGCTTCGTTATACGCCCGGTCCATCTCCTCTTCATTGTCCCCAGTGCGCTGGGCAAATCCCTGACCATCTCTATAACCAAGGGTATAGCCGATGGGCAGAGCAATCTGTGTCTGGGTAACAGCAGCAGCCTCAGCTACAGCTCCCACACCTAGCAGCATAGCTGCCATTGCGAGAGAATATGCAATTCGTTTCATTGAAAGGAAGTAGTTGGTAGAACAATGGCCAAGTCTACGGCCTTAGTGATCCTAGCGAAAGGGCTATTATCCTGAAATTGTGACATCAGTCATTCCCTATGTGTTTCGAATTACTCTCGGAAGGTAGACACTTACCTTTGCAGCCTCAACCTACAGCCACCTATGAGTTCCAAGAAACTGAGCACCCCGGATGATTTGAATGCCTACGCCAGCAACCGAGCATTCATCCGCATCTTCAAGTACAAGCCGCTCAACCAGTACGACCACCTGATCTGCGTAGACGGTGACCGGGGCCAGGGTACCACGGGTGAGGTGGCTTACCTCATCATCAGTGAAGAGGCTTACAACGCCATTGCAGAGCTGCACCCGATTGCGCAGCGGGAAGCTGGCCTGAACCGGAGCGAACTATTTGAGGTAGGTAGTGTAATCGACCTGGTGAAGACACATACGCCCGCACCTGTTATAGAAGGCTAGTTTTTCCCGCTTCACAAAGCCTTTTTGGAACACTATCTACAATAAAGAAGGCCACCTGAGGTGGCCTTCTTTATTTATTTTGAAAGAAAATTGGTATTAACGCTTGCTGATACCAGCGATATAACCGTCCCAGTAGTTGTAGTCGCCTTGGGTAGTAGCTCCTTGGCGGTAGATGTAGGCAGCATCGACTTCATCCTGCACAGCTGCCAAGAAGGCTTGATTGTGAGGATTTCCACCAGCATCAAACAACAATGAGGCCCGAACAGTCTGGCCGCTATCATACCCATCTTGGTAGTCACCAAACAATACGATGCTGCTCGCAGCTGCGGGAGTGGCAGAAGAGGCAGGGAGTGTCGTGAACAGGCTGCACACAGCCAGGGAGAGAAAAAGCAGTTTGGTTTTCATAAGTTAGAAAGGATGGATAGGTTATAGAGCAAAGCTAGGATAGGGACTAAGTGCCATCAAGGCCATACTACGGACAGTTTTGACATTGCCAAGCGCGAATATTCCTCAGTATATCTGCCATTGACTACTCAAATACTCTGACAGAAGAAGCCCAGCCAAACTTGACTGGGCTTCTTCTGTCAGAATAACTAAGGGAATAGAGACATTCCAGTAAGTCGCTGATAGTTTGCAGCAATGTTATTGGCTCTCATGCGTGAAGGAGGATGAGTACTGTCGCCCATGTTGTTCACATTCCACATGAACATAGCACCACTTTGAATAATAAGCTTGTTGCCACGGGCAACCCAAAACTCAACGGCGAAGGCATCAGCAGCATTTTCCTGATTCATGTTTAGCCATAGCTGGGCCAATGGGTTGCCAGACATCTGGACAGCTTGGTTCAGGTTATGATGCCCTACTTCATGCGTCATCATGAATGCCGTGGCTAGATCTCCAGCTTGTTGGCACAACATGGGATTATAGTAGATTACCGGCCCTCCTTGATCGAATGTTGCCATAGCAATATCATTCAAACTGGCGTTAGCAAATACACGAACAGCAGGAGCCGCCTGCTGAAGGTCTTGCTGCCACTGACCAAACCCTGGCAAGCTCACCAAGGTGAAAAGTAACACGAGTAGGCGAAACTTTTTCATGATGAGGAAATCATTTGTGTATCACAGCCAATGGCATTGTTGGGTCATACGTGCCTTGTAACTCGGGATTTTGTGTGGCTTCGTAAGCAGGTACGCGCCTCGCCAAATAGCTATAGATCTCTTGAATGGTGATTAAGTTGTCTCTATCGGTATCAGCCGCCCCATTAAGTCCCTCCAGGAAATAATAGGTGAATAAACCATGTTGTAATTCAGGTGATTCTACAGACAATTGATTTGCTCGGCAGGCAAGTAGATATGCTATACCATCACCTGACCTACTTAGTGCTGCATAGAAAAGATTGACGGATTGGTCGGGATCAAGTGTTTCACCCCGACTTGTCAATACTTCTTTTCTGGAAAAGGAGCCTGAATGGCATGCATCAATAATGCAGAGCTTTTTTCTCGCATTAGACCGGTTGATGATGACATTCAGATTTTGATAATCTAATGTTCCATCATGGGAGGCGAATGATCCATAACCACCGTGCCCCGATAAGAATGTGATAATGATATCATTTTGCGAGGCTTGGGAAAAAAGTCTGTTGGCATTTCGTAAAATATTGTCTACGGTTGCTTCCTGATTCTCTAATAATACAATCTGATTTCTTGGAATTCTGCCACCGCTTGCACTAGTCCAAAAATTGTACATAGCTCTCACATCGTTAACGGTGTAGTTAAGAGGTGTTTGGTATAAATAATTGTCTATCCCTGCAAGCAGTATCCAAATGCGAGGATTGGAGCTTGATGTAGTGGCACCTTGTTGATTCGCTGATGCGACAGGTGCCACGGAAAGATTTTTACGGTATATGCTAATATTATCAACCAGATATGTGCCACGCCCATAATTAAGCTGAGCGAGTCGCATACTGCCTGAATAGTTGAAATCCAGCACATTCTTACCATTTACATAAACCGTCCATGTATAGTTATCCTTGGATATTTTTACGTGGTTAGTCGGTCTGTCTTCAGTATCGGTTCCGTCTATTATCCATTTCAAGTCTCTGTTACAATTCATGGTTTGTGAAAATGATGTCTCCAAAGTGGCTCCATCACCTTCAAATAGGATAGCCCTAAAATCTCCTCCAGGGCACCCATCACGTATATTGTAGGTGTCGAACATTAGTCCGATTCGTGAATCATCCCGATTAGAAGTAACAGTCCAGTCGAACTCTAAATCTATTTTACTATTAGAGTCCACTGTCTGTCGTATTCTATCTGGGAGGGAGACAAAAGTCCACGCCCAGCCCATTGAGTTATTCTCTGGCAAACGACATACATACTTGCCCTGATTAATGTAAGCTTCATAGCCTAGGTCGTCAATCGTGACGTGAGACCATTCACGGCTACCGCTGTCAAAGCCCTCTTGGTAGAGTGGGGTTCGTGTTATGCTTTGCCCATGGCTTGCTATCGCAGCAAACACACAGGCCATCATCAGGATGATCCGCATGACTAGGTACATTAGAGTTGAACATAGTACTATTTTGCTATGCCTGAGCTTTCTCAACAGGCGGCAATAGGTGGGTAGTAGTCAGCAGGTAAGCACATAGTTAAATATACCTATATTTATAATAATTAAAATATTAATTTTGACTTATCTAATTCTTGCGCTTCGTTAAGCCTTTGCGGAACACTGGTCGCAGTTCGAACCACTCGTGGACGAAAAAGGCCTCAGTATTTTACTGAGGCCTTTTAGAATACATACTAAAGGACGCTTACACCCAGTTGGTACCCGTCCAGGTTGCCCATGTACTAGTGTCAGTAGCAAAATACTTGAAGCCAGCTTCTGTACCAGTCATGTCTGGCCGTTGAGCCGTAGTACCTACGCCGTCACCTGTTGCTCGGAAGAGGGGGGCTACGGAGGAGAAAGCAATAGGGACGTAGGAGGAATTAACATACACGTTGAGCTTCACCATGCCATTTTCTACTGCTACTACATATGCATAGTACTCATGCAGAGTAGTGGCATCGTTGCCTACTGTGAAGCCCTGAGCAGACGTAAGTACAATACTGTCGCCTGGTTGCACGGTCACATTGGATGGTAGAGCAAAGCTGTCATTTCCACCCCATGTGTTGATGTTAACGGTGAAATTATCCGCTCCTTTTCGGCCACCACGAGTGCATTTCCAACCGGCGGGCAAATGCGGTTGGTAAGCCGTGTTGAACAGTTCATCACCAGCTCTGTAGAGCATATCAGGCGTGGTAGTTAGACTTTCAACAGCTGTAATCACGCTATTGCCGACCCATAACGCTCTATCCGCAGCAAAGCTGTTGATGGGGAGACTACGCCGTTTGATCTGACCTTGGTATTCGAACAACTTCGCGTACGGATAATTAGCTCCTACAAAAGATGCGAGCGGGTTAGCTGCCCCGTAATCCGTAGTCAGTGAAACGCATGGGTATTGCCCACCTGTTTCCCGCATCTGAATGGTATTGTTAGTAGCTTGAAAGCTAAATCCGTCACTGGAGATGCCTAAAACATGCGTATTAGGGTAACCGCGAGTAAACACAAAGTTGTTCGCGAATACGCCTTGTAATATCAAGCCACCAGAGAGGCGATATTCATTGCCAGGAGCATTGCCACGCCAGCCATTTGCATGCAGTCCACCAACAACCATGGCGCCAACAGCTTCAGGAGCAATATAGCTTTGCAGGCTACCGCCTTCACCGTAGCAACCGATAAACGAAGTACGAGCATTCGGATCAATCACTACGTAATGGCCATCTCCATTATTGTTTCCGTGGCAAGCAACAAACTGGTTACCCAAAAAGGACTGGTCAAAGAAGCCGGCACCACCATTGTCAACACTGTCGCAATACGTAATGGCGCATTGGTTGGCATCGGGGCCTCGTAGCTTCATACCGTTGCTGGTATTCTCAGCAAAGCGGCAGTGGTCAACGACTGAAAGAGATGCGTCGGTACCTTCCTGTACGGCAGCATAGATTGATAGACCATTGCCCGACCACCCACGGAACGTACAGTCCTTAATAGTGCAACGACCCTCCACGTACATGCCATCATAGTTCGTGTTGGCTATCTTCTGACGAGACTGGATAAACAGTTTCTCGAAGAAAGGACCTTGGGTAGTATACTCCCCTTGCACCGGGACGCGAGTGTAATGAATACCGCGGCTGTTGCCTTCAAACACAAAACGAGTACTGCCCTCTGCTGCAGTAAAAGAAGACCCTCCTTCGCCGAAGAGACGGAAGCTCTTGTTGCGAACCACGACTTCGGAAATGAAGTAATAGTCGCCTTTAGGTACAAAGATATCTACCGCTTGACCGAATGGGATGCTGTCGATGAGAGCCTGAAGTGCAGCAGTATTGTCAGTGCCCATTGTGGCAGAGTCATAATCTGCTTTCAGACCGAACCAAAGCGCATTGATGGGACCATTGTAAAGGCGCTTATAGTACAGTCCATCAATTTTACGGAAAATAATTCCGTCTGCCTTGGCATCCGTCATCGGTGAGCCGTCCCACCATTCTGCCGTTTTTTCAAATTGCACATTTTCTCCTGAGTACTCATCTAATGAGTAAATAAGGGCGCGGGTTTGGGCCATGATCAGATTGATTAAGTTGATGATACTTATTCAACCTTTACTAATTATGTTGGGTTCTTATGGCTAATAAAATTAGATTTAAGTGGCTTTAAAGCAGTGGCTTATATACTTTTTGCTAAAAAAACTAGTTAATTCTTTTCATAAAGCCCTTTCGATACGTCGGCCGCAGCTCGAACCACTCGCGAAAGCTGAATGTGTCGGCAAAGTCGGGGGAGGCCCCACCAAGCAGGATCTTCTGTTCTTCCTTGGAGTTGATGGTTTTCTTGCCCTCAGCTGTATCCTTGCCCCGTTTGATGGCTTTAAGATGCTGGTTGATAACCTCCCGAATATCAACCACGACGCCGCCCACCTTCATCTTGGTGGTGCGCACATCATCAATCAGGCAACTGTCGGTGGTGACTTCAATCCGGACCTCGCCCCGGTTGACGCGGCCGGCCATACGGTAGTAGCACTGCGTTTTGAGGTTCTTGTACGCTTCCTTCGTATCGGTTTCCGGATCTGGCAGGGCCGGGCTGCCGCCGCTGAAGCCCTGGTAGCCACCCAGCGCCACCGCGCCACCGCCGACACCATCCTGGTCGATGAGCGTATCGGACTGCGCCACGTTGTAGCGGCGGCGTAGCGGCTCAATGGCATCTACGATGTCGCGGGAGCCGGATTTGCTGATGACAGTAATGGCGACCACCGTCCAACCTACCCAGACTTTAATGACGCACTTATCCTGACCGAAGCCGGCAGCGTCGCAGGTAATGCAGCGCCGGGGCTGGGCTTCTACCACGGGGTAGTTGGTCCAGAGGTCGTTGATGCGGGTCGGATCAAAGAGGGCCAGGCCGTCCACCTTCACCTTCCAGTTACCTTCCAGCAGCTGGGCTTTGGTTTCGGCGTCCTGCGCCATCAGGCCGGCCAAGTACTCTGGGTTTACCGCGAGCAGCTTCTTATTCTCGTAGATGCTGCCCGGAATGAAGGTGAGCGACTTCGGGCGGGTAGCGGCCAGCTCTGCCTGGAACAGGTGCGGCGCTTTGGCTATGACCTCTTCAGGGGTATCACCCCATACCATCACCTCACCGTCGCGGGTGAAGTAGCGCAGCACGCCGGCCCGCTCCGGAATAGGGAAACCATCCTCACCAATCCACCACGAAATCAACTCCGCTACCCAGCTGTCGGGGTCGGGGTTGCAACTGCAGCGCACGTATGGCCGCACCCCGCACATAGAGCGGTTCCGGGTGAGCATGTACCAGAACTGCTTACTGGTGAAGTGGGTGAGCTCGTCGAAGACAATCAACGGTATCTGGGTGCCCTGCCAGTCGAACATGTTTTTCTCATGCTGCATGTGGGCAAACGACACGCGGGCCCCGCTGGGAAACTTCCATTCCAGGTCGCCCTGCTTGGCACCCACCATCGGGTACAGGTCCTTGCTGGTATCCCAGAGGCCGCCCTCATTGGTGACCATGGCGTAGGTGCGGCGGAAGATGACGGCCCCGAAGTCCTTGTTGAACCGGTGGCGAGAGGCCTCAATCAGCAGGGCATACGTTTTCCCGCCGCCAGCACCACCGCCGATGATGGCAATGTCGGCCGCGGTGCTCAGGGCGGCCATCTGGAAGCCGGGCTGCGGGGTGATGATTCTTGCTTCGGGAGATACGGCGGTCATTTGGCCCAAATCAGTAAGGATAGTCCTCGAATGACAGTGCCACTTTTCACGCCGATCGAATAGAAGTAAGCAACTCGCTGTACTGCCGAGGTACAAGACCTAAGCGTTTGCAGGCTCACTGCCAGTCTATCTGCGAAAGATTGTTCGGCGTTTGGCAGGAGACGGTCTAATTCATCAACAACGATATGTGACTCAGGTAGCTGAAAACCTGCCTCTTGTAAAAATTCGATGGTAGCTTCTTTGGTCATAGGTCGGAAATCCAGATTTGCAGCATGCTGGTGACACGGCAGCCGGGGTAGAGGGATAAGAACTGATTGAGCGAGCCACGTACGCCCTGATCGGGCAGATACACCGTGCCCTGGTTGTAGACGACGGCCCACCACTTCCCCTTCCAGCCCCAGTGCTCTGGCACCTGCACGCGCAGGATGCAGGGCCACGGGGTAGCTGGGTCGAACTTGATAAAGCGCGGGTTCACGTTGAAGCCCAGCAGCCGGGCCACCCGTGGGAAGCTGCTGCCACGCCAGCCACCGCCGCCGCTCAGGTCCTGGGGAAGCTTCTCCCGTATCTCGGCTTTGGGCAGGCCGGTGATGGTGGCCAGCAGCGATTCGTGGTAGTCTGTATCGGTTTCGCTGGCCACCAGCTCGATTTCGTAGGGTTGTGCGCTCATGTCCAACTCACTTTCAACCCGTCCGCTACCCATTCCGTATCGTAGCCCCGCGCTTTAAAGCAAGCCTCAAAGCGGACATTGAAATGCCGTGCGTTTTCGAGCACAACGAACATTCGGCCGGCCTCTATCGCCTGCAATACCGGCGTGGCCAGCTCTAAGGGCACATCCATGCAAGGCTGGTGAACAGCGGCAGCTTGTGTATGTGCTTCAACTCGGGTGGGTAGGGTTACCATAAGAAAGGGAATTAGTCGCGCCCGTTGTCGGGCATCATGATGTTGGAACCGGGCATATCGTTGCCGTTGGTAGTGTGGTCTACCTTGACGGGGGCGTAAGCTCCATTGAGCTTCAGTATTTTGTCGGTGGCGTCCCTCGCGTCGTGTAGCTCCACTTCAAGGCCATACTTGGTTTCCTTGACCTTTTTAATCATGTGGCCGGCCTGCAGGTCGTGCACCTTCACAAGGTCTACCTGCATCCGGTATTTCTTCACTTTGGGGCCATCAATGATGCGGAAAGCATTGGGGTTGCGCTCCAACTGCATCTTGTGGCGCAGGATATCCAGCTTTCGATGCTTAACCCATGCTTGGTGTTGTAGCAGCTCTTTACCCTGATCCTCTTCACTAGTGCCCAGCACCTCCCAGGATCGAACCATGAACTCATATTCATAGTCGATATCATCTTTAATAGCCTGAATAGCCTCTTCCAGCGGCTGGTGTATCTTAGTGGTTTCCTCATACTCCACTTTAGTCAGCACATCATCGGCGGTGACGCGGCCCCACTCCGACATGCGAACGGTGGCCTCGTCTATGCTCATACCGAGCCTAACCGCTTCTTCCTTAATGGCTGCCAGGATGCGCTCGTCCTTGAGCAGGTCGAGTGCGGTCTGTTTGGCGCTTCCCGTGGCGTAACCCGCTACACGCGCAGCAGGAGCCCCCTTCCATAGACGTGCGTACGCCTCACAAAACCGTTGCTGTAGGGCCGTGAGCTTCTTTTTGGATGGAGTAGGTGCATCTGGCTGTCCCGTGGCCATAGCGAAAAACGAAAACGGTAAGGAAAAGTAATGGAGTAATTGTATGTAAAGTACATGCAATTACTCCAAATAAACCATTCAAATCAGGCGGCAAGGTCGTAGGGCATCAAATCCGCCTTCGTCTCATTGCAGGGTTTACACAGGCATTGCAGGTTGGAACGGTGCCAGCCGCCGCCTTTGCTGCGCGGGATAATGTGGTCCAGCGTGAGGTTGAACCGGCTGCCGCATTGGGCGCACTGGTAACCGGCCTCCCGTAGCACCCGCTGCTTGAGCCGGAAGCGCTGGGCCCCGCCGATATCCTCCGTGGCAGTGTGGAACAGGGGGCGCGGGTGGCAACCAGCGTACTTCTGTTTTTTCTCCCGACGTTTGCGAGCCTTATATTCTTTTGTGGGCTTGCTGGGCGTGTTGAAGTTGCCGGAAGTGTTGTAGCGTGACGTGTGGCCAGCTTTGAAGTATTCGACGTCGCCGGTTTCGGGGTCGATGGAGCAGGCTATGTGGCGTAGCTTCTTCATGGCTCGATGCGCTTAAATTCAATAACCCACATCCACTCGTTGCGCTTCCAGGCGTTGGAATAGATGGAGGTGAGCAGGGAGCGGAACGCCGTGATAGGGCTACTGTACCAGCGGAAGTGGTTCGGAACGTCCGGGTGGGGCTCTACACCACCCCATTCGGTAGCGCCGAACTTATCGAACATCTGCAGGCCTTCCGCTTTGGCACCTTCTTCGGTGATGCTTTGCACCTGTTCGGCCCGGACACGTTCGATACGCAGGATGATGTTCGGATCTTCCTGCACTACCAATAAGTCACCTGCTTTGCCGAAAGGGCATGCAACAGGTGTAACCCAAGGGGTAATTTCGGGCTGCAGATCTTCGAATAGAGCCCGGCCATCCTCATCCACGCCCAGGAATTTGTATCGGTCAGGATGAAGGTTGAAGATCAACTCATCGGAAAAGCGCCGTCGGGTAACGGTTTTTCTACCAACGGCGGTTGCTTTGACGAGAGGGGGAGTAAATGAGATGCTACGCTTGAATTCCATTATGCTGCTTGATTGAATTGAGTGAGTGATTGTTTCCATTGGTTGAACTCGCGCTGTACCTGCTCCAGCGAGCGGCCCTCACAAGCGAAGCCGCCGGCGGCCCGGACCTCTTCCAGGAACTCGCGTTGCTCATCTGAGAGCGCATCCTTACCCACCTTCACTTCTACGGCCAGCACCCGGCCGGTGGGACGGTGGTAGCCCATCACGTCACTGATACCGTCCACGGTGCTGCCTTTGCGGAAGCAGCCGCGGGCCGGGTCGTACACTGGGGCGTTGTTCTGGCGCCAGGCTTTGCACCGCTGGAGCTGTAGCCAGTTGATAATGGCTGTGGTGAGGGAGTTGGTGGGACCGGTGTTGCGCTTTTTCTTCGGCTTGGCGGACGTATCGGGTGCCGGCTCAGGTGGTTGGCCAGCTGGCGGTGCGCGAGTAGCAGGGCGGGTATCGTTAATGATGCGCTTCTGCAGGTGCGGAGGTAGGGTGAACTTGCCCATTACGCGGCCTGATTGAGGTAGTGCTGCGCCAAGACCTTGATGCGGCTCTCGTCGCTGTGCTGGGGTGCTACTTCCTGCAGCGGGTCCACGATACCGCTGGACTGCGAGGATTTCAGGCCCAGCATGTTGATGATAACGGGGTCACTGCCTGACTCACTCACCAGGTAGAAAGCCGTTACCTGGTGCTGCTGGCCGTCGCGGTCGGCGCGGCCAATCAGTTGCTCGTGCACCTTGGGGCTCCAATCCAACTCGCCGAACACGACCGTTTTGCAACGCTCCTGCAGGCCGTCCAGCCCGGCCCCGCTGCGCAGGGAGATGATGAACAGGTCGGTTTCACCTTCCAGGAACTTCCGCACCGACTCCTGCTTTTGCGGGCCGGTTTCGCTACCTGTGTAGAGGACGGGCCGGAAGGATTTGAGCTGCTGCATCCAGATGTCGTACACGTCGCGGTGCCAACCGGCGAGGATAACCGGCTCGCCGGCCTCTAGCAGCATGCGCACGAAGACGGCCACTTCGCGGGCCTTGGCTACGCCGGTGGTGTAGCGGGCCAGCATGTCCAGTTCCCGGGCGGCCTCGCCGCGTTCCACGAACGAGCCGGTCGTGATGCGCAGGGCCAGCTGCTTAGCCAGGGCCTCCGATTCCTGCACGGTATGCTCATCGTAGCCGACGGTGTGCACGATGGTATTGACCGGTGGCAGTTCGCGACCTACGTCAGCGCGGGTGCGGCGCAGGAACAGGAAGTTTTCGCGCAGGTAGGTACCGAGGGCCCGCGGGTCACGGATGCGATGGTGCATGCCCTGCGGCACGGCCCACTCGCGCAGGAAGTCCCATCGGTCCCCCAGGCAGCCGGGGTTGAGCAGATCCAGCACGTTGAAAATCTCGTCGCCGTAGTTGTAGATGGGCGTGGCCGAAAGACCCAGTGTGTATTCGGCGTTTTCCGACAACACCCGCCCACCGCGGTACTTCTCGCTCTCGTGCCGGCGCAGTTCCTGCACCTCATCGAAGATGGCGTAGCGGAAAAACCGCTTGGTAAACAGGCTGGTCCAGCCGGCGAGCTGCGAATACTTGAAGATGTACACGTCCGCCTCTGGCAGGCTGTAGGGCGTGGTTTTCTTGATCATGTGAGTGCGCAGGCTGGTAAACTTATCAATGCCTTTCAGCTGCCACTGCTGGGGCATGTGCGTCTGTACCACAACGGCCGCCGGCAACGTGTCCGGGTGCAGCAGCGAGAGAATAGCCGTCAGGGTTTTACCCAGACCCAGATCATCACCCAGTAGCAGGCGCTTGGTGCGCAGGTGCACCTGGCTACCCTGCAGTTGGTAGCTACGGGCCTGCCAACCATCTTTGAGCTCGGTGGGCATTGGGTGGTAATCGGGCAACAGGATGCTTTCCAGTTCGTTGATGGTGTCCTGGTAAGTCTGTTTACCATGGGTGAGGGTCGCCGCATCGGTGTGGGATACCTGTAGTGGGTAACGCTGCATGAACCACTCCAGATCGGCGCTGTTCTGCGGCGTGGCAGCGAAATGATAAGGCGGAGTAGCCGTTTTCGGGATACGGGGAAAGATGCTTTTGAGCTTGAGGGAAATGTGCGGCTCAGCGCGGGTAATGGTGTAGCGCTGGGCGGCAGCATCGTAGATGCACTCTCCGTATGTTTTGGTCATAGCCATGAAAGTCCGAGGTTAAAAACGTGAGTGTGTTTGCCGTGCAGGCTGGCAGGGAGCCGCACTTGCTTGTTGGTGAGCAGGAGTAAGGAGGTGATGTGCTCACTTTCGCAGTAGCGCTGACACTGCTGGTAAATGGCTTTGGGCGTGCCTTTGATTTTGACTTCTACCCCGATAGATCCTACCATAAAATCAATGATGCTGGCCGGGGAAAGGCTCACTTCCCGCTGGGCTGGTAGGGCCGCCGCTTCAAAGGCCTGCGCGAGTTGGAGCTGAAGTACTTTCTCGTTTTGCAGGTCGAAACGGCGGCCTTTCAGGATGGCCAGCACTTGGGCCAGCGTCGTCATGAGGCAAACCCGTGGTCGGCAGCAGCCTGGTTGTGACCCTGTGCGTCCGGCTGGCCATAGGAGGGCTGGGTATCGGTGGTACAGTTACCGTTGCTGCAGCCGGTGCAGGCCTGCGCAACAGCAATGATACCAACCGGGCTATGCTCGCGGGCCGGCTCGGTGCCGGTCAGACGGCCGTAGGCGGTGCGAAACGCTTCCTTCGCAGCATGCAGGGAGCCGGCCTCCATCAACTCTAGACCACCCTGCACCCACAACGCGGCTTCGCGCATCTGCTCAGTGGGCTCGGGGTGGGCGAGTGGGGCCGGTAGCGGCTGCGCGTCGCAGATAGGGGTAACCAGCTGCCATTTATCGCCCAACTCCTGCAGGAAGCGCAGGGCGGTGGCGTCGGAGCTGAACTGTTGTTGGGAGATGCGGCCGTCGGCGCGCTGGTACTGATAGATTTTCATTGGATAAAGGATTAAAAAGGTGGATGCCCCTCACTGGGGCTGCGGTTGATGAAAATGGGCCAAGAGGGTGCGGATTCTGCTATGGGTGCCGTGTTGAAGCTGGCCGGACCCATCAGGAAGGCATGGCCTTTGAGTTGCTCGCGGGTGATGGATTCGGGCGAATACTCTTCTACTGGCAGGGCCAGGGCGGCTTCGGCTGCCTGGAGTAGCTCATCGTAGGTAAAAGGGCCAGGGACATCTGGGGTAATGCCCAGGCTGGCCAGCGCGTCGGCAGCGGTCATGGGTTGAGTTTTGACGGACGAATGATGGTCCGGGCCCGGCCGGTCCGGGCCCGGTAATGCAGGCGGTAGCTCAGGTGGTGGATTTCGGCCCAGTCAGCTCGGTGCGGTTCGCCTACCTGCTGCCAGAACTCGGCGGCTACCAGCGCATCGAGCAGGGCCCGTTCCAGGGTAGTCATTGCCGGCGGCTGTCTCCGTCGAACGGGACGATGTTGCAGAGTTCGTACAGGCGGTCGGCTACCCGGTCGCCGTATAATTCCCGCAGAGAAGGCATATCCGTAGGCATGCCATCGTAGCGTTCCAGCGGATTGTTGGTGCTCAGGTGGGTCCCCCATTGCGGCAACAGACCCTTTTCGTAGCGGGCGTAGCGGCCAAGAATGACTTGGGCGAGCGGCGCATCTTCGTTACCCCAGTTCTTGACGGTGCCGGGTTCGGCGGCCATATCATCGAAGCACATATTCTGCCCGCCCATCCCGCAGAAGCGCAACTGAAGCTCCTTCCCCTGCTCGCCGGATTTATAGGCCTCGGCTACCCGTTCAGCCAGCACCATGCCGTAGGGCCGGTGCGGGTTATGCTGGTAGCAGGCCAGCAGGAAGGATTTGCCGACGCCGGGCGGTCCAGCCAGCAGCAGACCTTTGGCCGTGGTGAAGGTGTCGTCGCCGAACCACTCTTCCCCCAACTGCCGCACCAGCTGCTCATGTCCGGAAAAGTAGGCTGCGCAGAAAGCGAACAACTGCTGCTGGCGCTCCAGGGGTAGAGAAAAGGCGCGGGGTGGCTGTCGGGCTGCTCCCAACCGTATGCCCTGCTGCACAGCCCACTGCTGCATCTGATCGGGAGTGAGTTGCGGGCCTTTTGGTGTGCCGTGGGCTTTCTGGTACTGGGTTTGAACGTCGTAATACTGAGCAGCCAGATTGCCCCACACGCGGCGCTGGGCAGCGGCCAATGCCTCAGTCGATTCTTCCGCCGACAGGTCGGTAAGCTCCACTTTGAGCGGCAGAAAGGGCGGTGGCGTTGCGGATGCCCGGGGGCGGGATTCCCACTGCTGGGTATCGTCGTTGAATAGCAGGTCACAGTTGAGGTGAGCCCAGAGCCGGTATTCCCGGTAAATCTTGCCATACTTAACCTTCCGGGCTCTGTGCAGGGCCTCCTGCACTTGCCCGGTTGTCAATTCAACTTCATCGGGCGTTTCCGGTGGTGCCTCAGGCTGCCTTCTTGCGACCATAGGCGGAAGCGGGGAGGGATGCGACTCGCCCGGCTGCTGCGGGGCGGCCTGCGCCAGTAGTGCGTTGAATTCCATGTCGTGGGTTTTTGCGGGCGGCTTCTAGCATGGCTACCCAGTCGTTTTTAATCCATTCTCCATCCTGGTAAGCAGCGGTTTCTTTGCCGATCCACGTTTCCCAGCGGTGTACCCGTTCGTCGTTTTCCTGCTTGTAGAAGCGGTAGGCCGTGAACTGCTGCTGCAAGGCCTCGCCGTTGCCAGCTTCGAACACGGTGCGGCAAAAGCGGCTCAGGCTGAAGCGGGCCTGCTGCTGCAGGGTGCCCAGCTTCCAGAACTCTGCCATCTGCTCTGCTACCAGCCGCATCTGAGGTGCCCACTCCGGATCGGGCCGGAATTCAACATGTGTAGCTACATCGGCCGCCGCGCCCCCAGTGTGCGAAGCCGACGCGAGCGAGCCTTCAGAGGGTAATTCTTCACCTGCGGCTATGCCCTCATTTTTTTTTGAGCCTTCAGCCAACACACACAACTCGGCAGCGGGGGTAGGGGGTGTTTTATCTGAAGATGTAGATGAAGTAGAAGATGAAGAGTGAAGTGTTACACCACCGTTAAAGCCACCCTTATTACCACCGTTATAAGGGTGGCTACCGTTTGGTTGAGATTCTTTCTTGCCCCAGCGCTTCTCAGCTGATTTTCGGCCACCTTCCGAAGACTTGTTACGCCACACTTGCTGTTTAGCTCGTTCCTCTTCTAAACGAGGATGCACAAGTCTATCCGGTCGGTTATCATCCGGTTGAAAGCATTCTATAACCACCCTTATAACATTGGCTGTAGCACCTTTACAGAGTCGTGCCAGCAGCGCTTCATCAGCCGGGATACTGCCTTCACGCCAGCAGTACGCTAGCAATCGAATGTATGCGCCCTCCTCTTCAAGACTCATCAGCATCACCTGCTCATCAGCCAAATAATCGGCGGCGTAAAATTGAAATGCAGGAGCCTTCATGCGGCAGATGATTTAAGAAAGTCGAAAATGGGCCAGACCGACCCATCCGAATACATAGTATCCAGCGCGATATCAGCACGGGGTTCCTCGCCAGTCCACTTGTTGGGCCAGGTGTTGAGGGCAATCAACTCCCGGATGCGGGCCTCTTCCTCCGGATTGAGAATGTCCACCCGCGGCCGGCCCGTGGCTTCAGCTACCTGGTTTACTTCGGCCTGAATAGCCAACACCTGATCCAGTGCCGATAACCGCGCTTCCATCGTGAGCGGTCCCATCCGCTGCTGGTTGGCAGTTAAAGTGCCATCCTTGCGCTTCTCACCACCAGGCTGCCGGAGCCGCTGAGAAGGCTCGCGCAACCATCGGTACATCGGCTTCAGGCGCAGTAGCGGGGAGAGGTAGGCCCACTGGGGCCGCTTGGTGAGGTTTTCCAAAGCCATATCCTTGCTGGCCAGCGGACACCCCATACAGCCGGTGCGGGCGTTCTTTTCCTCAGCTTCGTCGCCGCCGTAGGCCTCGGCTACCATCTCGGTGCTCCAGTCGCCGTACTCGGCACGCGGGGCCCAGTGGCGCAGCCATTCCCAGATGTGGCACACCCGCCAATGCAGCAGCGGGGCCAATGTATCGCAGAGTGACGTTGGCAAGGTTTCCTGATACCAGCCCTGGCCACACTCAGCCCCGTCCTTGCCGCAGCTCATCACGATGCGGGCATCCCGCATTGCCGATTCGCCCTGCCGTACGCCGGTAATCATCAGCACCTTTTTCCCTTTTTCGGCGAAAAGCTGGCGCAGCTCGGCTTCCATCGGCTCAATTTTGATCTGAGCCGTGCACCAGCGCAGGGTACCGTTGTTGGGCGGGGGCACTCCTCGGCCCAACAGGTACACGAAATACCGCTGATCCATTTCCGCCATCACGACGCGGACATCAATACCCAGTTCGCGCAGGTTGTCCATGATATCATGGGCGGCGGCCATCAGCGGTACCATTTCCAGGCGGGTATCGGCAAACAGGACAGTAAGTGTTTCCGGACGCTGAATCTTACCGGACTCAATCAACCACACAACGAGGGTAAGCGTGGCCGTGCTGTCTTTGCCGCCGCTCCAGGCAATGGCCCAGTGCTTATGGGTCGGCCCGTACGCTTGCAGACTGCGAATAGTCAGGTCGATAGATTCATTCATCTGCAGCCGCCGGCTGCCGCCGAACATATTCTGTTGTTGCGCTTTCATGAGGCAGCGGCCTGTAGCCGTTCGTTATTGGCTTCGATGTTGGCCCCGCCTAAGCGCCAAGTAGTGTCCAGTCCTAGGCTGCTAAGCAGCAGCCCAGTGGCAACAGCTAGTTCTTTTACCATAGAAAATGCGTCCGGCCGCCCGGCGTGGGCGGCCGGCTCAGGTTTAGGCAGCTTCGGAATAGGTGAGGGATAGTTGGCCGGGCCCAGCGGCCGTTGGTGCTGCGGCTCTCAATAGCTTCTCGGCTTCTTGCAGGCCGACGGTGTTGAGGAAGGTCTGCACGCGTTCGGCCGCGTTCAGGTCGGCGGCATGTCCCAGGCTGGAAACCTGCAGGGTAATGATGCCTACTTGATGATTGGGGGTAGGACGGAATTCAGGCGTATTCATGGCTATTAAAGGCTGAGGAGTGAAGAGAATTATGCCGCAAACAGGATGGGCATACACAGAGCGCGAGTCGTGAGCTGGTTGCTGGGCTCCACATCAGCCGACTCGAACACGGCGGCCCGGTTGGGGGTGCTGAACACGATGCGCATCTGTTCGCCTGGAATCACGGACAGGCATTCGCCCAGCAGCTTGGCATTGAAGGCAATGCGCATATCCTCGCCCTGGTAGTCCACGGCTACCTCTTCAGAGGCATCAGTACCCCGGTCAATCGACTCGGAGTAGAGTTGTACAGTGTGGCTGCTTAGGCGCAGCTCCACGGCCATTTTCTTGTCGTCAGCGAAGGCACCCACGCGTCGGAGCGCTTGCTGCAGGTCATGGCGGGAAATCACCGCTAGGTTGGGCCGGTCCAGTGGAATAAGGTTCTCGTACTCGGGGTACCGATCATCCACCAGCCGTGCTTTTAACAGCCACTCTGGCTGGGGACCCTGCGTGAGCACGGATGAAGCCACTAGCCAGTCACCTAGTTCGAGCTTGATCCGCTCGGTCTTGCCGGCTAACGCCCCCAGTCGTTTGGCTACCTGTGCTGGCAACAGAAAGGACGCTAGTTGGTTGCCGCCCAATTCTGGCTTAAATCCATGCCAGGTCATCGCATGCTGGTTGCAGGCGACAGCCCGAATAGAGCCGTCCGTCCGCAGCTGGAGCAGTACACTTGCCAACGCAGGCTGGGTAGCCTTGTCAGTAAACACGAATGGTAGCACAGACTGCAACGCTTCTTCCAGTTGCTTGCCCAGCACCGTTTCTACCGTGCGTACAGAGGTCTGGGCCTGTGGCCAATGTTGTGCATTCTCACCCGCCAGCTTATAGCGGCCAGTTGCCGCTGTCAACATGCTGGTGTGGTCGATTAAATCGACATGCAGAGTCAGAGGCTGGTTGGGAAGATTACTCAGGATGGTCAGCAGCAACTTGCCAGGCAGGCAGATGCGGAATGAGTCCACCGCTTCCACATCGGTAATACGAAGGCTTAGCTCCGCCTCGCCGCTGGCAGCACCCAGTTGCAATTCGCCTGGCTGCACGACGAGCAGAATGTTGCTGTAAATGGGAACGATGGGGTTATCTATGAGCACAGCATTGGCCTGCTTGACGGCGGCCAACAGCACGGAAGAATTTATAGCAAAAGAAGGCATATACAAAAACCTAGAAAGTGGCAGAAGCAGGCCGCGACAGTGCGTAGACGGCCTCATCATGGGCAAGGGGAATGCTCAGCAGCAGCAGGGATTCCAGAGCGGCTACTTCGCGGGCCACGTATAGAAAGCGGCGCACGTAGAAAATCAGGTCGGGCCGGCACATCATCCGGCGGCGGGCCCGGGCCAGCACGCCATTCAGCCGGCGTAATTCCTGCAGAATGGCAGTTTCGGGGGTAGCAGCTACCTGTTTCATGCGGCGTTGCGCTTCTCGCGCCGGGCGGCGCGGCGGTGGGAGATGCGCAGCAGGCTTTCCGGTAGCTGGGCTTCGGCCTCTTCCGGCTGATGCAGGTTGCGTTGCTGCCAGGCTTGCACGTCACTGAGGCGAATCCGGTTACCACGGCCGGTGTCGGTGCACTGCACAAAAGGCAGGTAGCGACGGTGGTCTGTGGATAACTTTAGGTAGTTGCGTACGGTGCTGGGGTCCACACTGAGGATATCAGCCACTTCTTCAATCGTGTATTGCGGGTCGGGCTGGGGCTGCTCACGCAGGAACTCACGACTGGCGCGGCTGAATTCCTCACTGAACAGGGACTTTAAAGCGCTTTGGTTGAACTCAACTACATGCATGATCAACTGGCTTTCGCATAAGTCGTGGAACCATCGTAGGCGTCGATGAGCTGATTCAGGTGCTCTATCGTTTCGGTGGCCTTATCCGGGCTGATGCGGTTGATGTTGAGCAGCACTTTGGTTTTCTCCTTGCGCTCAATGGCCGGGTGGTTCAGCAGCCGGATGATTTCCGTTTTCTGCTCGACTGTCGCGTAGTCGCTATTTGCGGCGGCAGTAGCGGGGGTGGCCGGGAGTGCTAAATCCGGCGCGCTGACCACGGGTGCGTCGGACTGGGGCTTTACCAGCAGCTCGCCAATGAGCTCCGACAAGCGCAGCGTCAGGCCGGCCAGCTTCACGCACTCGGCTTGCGCGGATGCCATGTTGCCATCCGTGATGAGTTGGTTCGCCCGAATCTGCACGCGGGCAATTTCCTGCATCAGTTCTGCGTGGGAATAGGTGCGGGCCTCGGCAGCGGCGTTGTATAGCGTGCGGAAACTGCCGTTTTTGGCCATCTTCTCGATGGTCTGGGCTGCGGCCGACATCAGCCCGATTTCGCGGTCCATCTGGCCCTGGGTGATTTTCCCAGCAGCTACCCGGCCGGGATATACCCCCCAGCGCATCGTTACCTCCCGGTGCAGGCATTGCACTTGCTCGGGAAGTGAAAAAATGACTTGATTTTCTTTCATTATCTTTGGCCTACAATCGGCCTTCGCAAGGGGTTGATGGATTAGATAGGGCCTGCAGCGTTGGCGCGTTGCGGGCCCCTCTGTTTTAGGCCGAAGCCGGTTTAATCCGCTTCGGGCGCACCTGATCGACAATGGTCTGAATCGTGTGCTGATTCACGCAGTTGGGGGCTTCACCACTAGCCATGTGCAGCAGTTTATCCAGGGCTTTGCGGGGCGAGAGGGATTTCATAAGTCGGTTGGTTGAACAGTGAGAGGTAAACCAATGGGGCGTTTGGGATTGCGGTGTATCAAGGCCACGGGGCAAAGGGGCGGTTGGAAGGCAGGGAGGAAATGATGGGCGATGGCCGGTGCAGCATTTTTGGCTTGCGGCCGGAACCGGGCTTGCGGGCGGCGGTTGGCTGCACCAGGGGCCGGGATGCTTTCGCTGCGTCGAAGCCTACCAACTCATCCAGGGTGCAGGCAAACAAGGCAGCCATCAGTATCAATACCCGTAACGGCGGCTCTGCCCGCGCTTCCTCATAGGAGGCATAGCATTGGCGCGTAATGCACAGCGCGTCGGCTGTTTGTGCCTGTGTGAGTTTTGCAGCGGCGCGACGCTTGCGTAAGCGCTGGTTGAAGAATTGCGGCTCATCCATACCCTAGGCTGCAATAGACATTGTGTAGGAAACACTCATCAGCGCGGGCTGCGCCATGGGCACCGGGAAGTAGAGCAGTGCGCCGGCGGCGTACTCATCCAGCCGGTATTCCCGCAGGGTATCGGGTACCTGGCCCCCGAAGAATTGCTCTTCCTCACAGCCATCTTCCAGCGCGAGGCGGAACAGCGAGCTGTCGGGGCCGGCGGTGTATACCGACAATTCCCCGTCCATTCCCCGGGCCCAGCCGATAATAGGCTGTGGCAGGGTGTAGAGGCCGGTGGCTTCCAGCACGGCCAGCGAGTCGCCGGCTACGGGCTGGGAAATGCTGCGCGGGCCATCCGGCGTGCGCAGCGTGTAGAGGGGTTCACTGGTAACGACTTTCATAGAGGTTGATGGATTAGAAAAGGGAGTTTTCTTGGAAAAAGACCTCGGCAGGTTTGGCGCCCTGCCGAGGACACTGATTAAGCAGCTTGGGCGTGGGCAGACTGCCAGGCGGCAAATCCGGCGGGGTCGGTTTCCTCGGCGAGCTTTTCAACTTCAGGCCAAAGGCGGGAGCCGGTGTTTTCCAGCGAGATAACCCCGCTGAGCTGGGAAGCAGACTTGCAGCCGGTGCGACGGGCCAGCTCCTTAATAAAGCCGGCTGGCATCAGCTCGCGCATGGTCGGTGTGGTGGGCGTCTCCATAGGCAGTTGTTGCCGCTTCGTATATTGCGGCTGTTCTTCTTCTTGTTCTTCTTCACAAACATCAGAAGTTTACTTGGGATTTCCAAGAAAACTTCTGATAAAATCTAAGTTTTCTTGGAAAGTCAGGACTTCACGGCCGGCATAGGCGACCGGTACAAGCAAATCCGGGCGCACTTTGGGCATAGCCGGGAGGCGCTGGGCACAATTGCCGGCGTCTCCGGTACCTCTATTGGCAACATTGAGGAAGGCAAGCACACGCCCAAGGCAGAGAGCGTAGCCGCTATTGCAAGAAAACTTGGTATCAGCCTGGAGTGGCTGCTCTTTGGTGAGGGAAGTATGCTGGCCGCCGCGCCCAGCTCGCTGATGACGGAGCTCGATAGCCTAGTGCCGCCGCCGGTTGTGCAGCATCTGCCGCCACTAACCGTTACCGTTGATATAAGCGGTGACGAAACAATTCCTATTGTAGAGTCTGAGGCAACTGCCGGCTATCTGGCTCAGCATATGGAACCGGAGTTCCTGCGGAACCTGCCGATGCTGGCCTTACCGCTGCCAGAGTTTAAAAACGGTACGTTTCGGGCCTTCCGTGTAAAAGGCCGCAGCATGTACCCAACGCTGCACGATGGCTCCCTGGTCCTTTGCCGATTCGTGGATACTGAGTTGGAAACGATCAAGGACAGCTACGTCCACGTCGTTGTCACCTACGAGGGGATTGTGGTGAAGCGGGTATATACCGGTAGAGACTCGGTAGGAGGTCTGGAAGTGCGCTCCGATAACGATGAATTTCCTCCCTATACCATTAAAAAAGGGGAGTGGCAGCAGCTCTGGTGCGTAGTAGCCTCGCTGAATTTCCAGATGCCGGCCCCGCGCAAGTATCCGACGAAGCAGCTGTACAGCTTTGAACTGGAAGAGATGCGCAACCGCCTGGAGATACTCTGGAAAAATTATACCGGCCAATAG